GACTTTGCAGTAGAGGATTCTGAATTCGTCCATCGCCGCTCCCAGCTTGGCCGTGTAGGCATCGCGGTAAACCGTCAGATGGAACGGGGCGAGCGTTGGGAAGTAGCTGAAAAAATCCCAGCGGTCCAGTCCCGTCACATAGAGGGAGCAGTGGACCTGCTGCTTGTAGTCAGGCGGGAGTTCCCCTCCCAGCAGATACTCGATGTGAGTCGTGCTCATCGGGCATTTGATTTCCAGGCCGTAATGGTAATTCCCCTCGTTGCCGCGCACCATACCGTCTGGAGAGCAGCCGATAAACCCGTCATCGGTAGTGGCGAACCCCAGCTTCTCCACGGCTCGGCCCGTCAGCTTGGTGTAGGCTTCCCGCGCCTCCTCCTCACGCTCGTTGCCGTTGTCGGTGTTGGCATTCCCGATCCATTTTACCGGATCAGGGTTTGAGGAAAACAGGCATTGGGTCGCAAGCTCGATGGCGTATTTGCGAGATGATGCGCTCAAGTCACCCTTGACGGCGGTGATGATCTTGGCCGCATTGGAGGCGGTCGGGCGAATCCGGCGCAAGGCTTCCCAATTTTCGGAGCCTTGAATGATGTCGGGGTAGGTAATCATTTCGCCTCCTCCTCTCCCCATGACTGCTCGGGTGCTTCATCCATGTTGATTTCCTGCGAGGATTCCGCCTCAGACGGCAGTTTGAACGGGTCCAGCGGCTCCACTCGGGCGGTGATAACACGCTCTTTCTTGATGTCCAGACGGTCATCGTCCTTTTCGAGAGCATCGCGGAACTCAGGGGAGAGCGTCAGTCGCTTGCTGTGCCTGCGAATCACCGTTTTTTTGCACATTTCAGCGAAGTCAGTAACCCAAGGGCCGGAGTTTCCAGCACGGGAACGCTTACGGATTGCCTCGCACTCCGCCAGGGTCATCACCTCGAAGTCTTTGGTTCCGTCCTGCATGACCACCCTGCTGTAAACGCATTCCACCTTGCCGCGATCCGTGCGCCAGTCGATTGAGTGATTCACCACCCCGTCCGTCCACGAGAACGTGTCATGCTCGCAGACCGTCTCTGCGCTCCATGTGGCAACGTCACCGGAGCGTTTAGCGAGGGCAATCAACCCCTTGTAGTCGAGGATCAGGGTGCAATCTTTCCCATATGGGATGAGGTGGGCATTCCTTCCGTCAGGCTCAAGCCCAAGGGCGGAAAGGTCCAGCAGGCACCGGAACAGGCTGGCTTCCGTGCAGTCCATGAGCTTCGGCGTGCGAGTCAGGGCATTCAGGGCGATGCGAATCCAGCGGTCAGGCTGGAGGTGGGTAGGCAACGCGAGGGCGAGTTGTTCCTTGAATTTGTCCCCGGTGAGGAGGGCGCGGATTCCCTTTACGGGAGGTTCTGGTTTCGTGAGTTCTTGTGACATTACGCTTGGGCTTGGGTTGTGTGGGTTGTGGTGAGGACGGGGGTGCCGTTGATGGGTTCGGGTTTGGGGTGCTCAAGGAAGCAGTTGATTACAAAGGTTTCCAGCCCCTTAAGGGAGTTGGTCTTGACGGTGATTGTCTTGAGGCGGGTGTCACCGATGTCATCGTCGATGATGGTGATGGATTGGACTTCAAACAGGTTCAGTTTCATGGGTTGGTTTAATTGCGGTTTTGATAAGTTTGCGGATAGCCTCGATGTCGTCATTCCCCTGTGCCTGCGTGTAATTGCTCTCAACCCCCATAGCATCCAGTTCCTTGAATACTGACCGCCTTAACCCGTCGCTGAGTTTGTGATAGAGCACCCAATAGATATGTTCCGCGCTGCGAATGTCCTTGATCTTCTGTCTGATTTCGTCCCATACGCGCCATCCGTATTCCGGCATCGTTTCAAGTTGCTTGGCTTCGACGCGGCCCAGCAATTCCTGCCTGAGATTTGCAGCGTCACCCGGATACCAACCGTCTTCATCATCTCCGCAGATGTAGTCAATAGTGTGCCGGATTACTGCGTCATCGGTAGCGAAGGACTTTATCACTTGCTTCTTGGTTTCGTCGTCCGTCTCGCGGATGAGTTCGTAGATGTCGATCTTGATGTCGCCTTTTTCGAGTGTGATATTCATGGGTTGGTTCTTGGGTTAAATTATTAGCCTCCCTATTTTCGCACCGGGAGAGGCCAAACCGTCGTTGGCTAATAAACGTCTAGCTTCGTTTGGAAAATTGGTTCGCGCAGCCTGCTCACAATGGTCGTCAGGTGTGCGGCTACCACCATGCGCTCCTCTAGGCTGAGTTTGGAGCATTCGGAGAGAATACACCGGGAGCGCATAATCATCTTTTCGATCTTGGGCTGGCGACGGCGGATTTCGGCCTCGCGCTCTTTGATTCTGGATTGCTGGCGGGTCATTCTTCCTCCTCTACCTTGACGCCCGATTCGATGCCAAAATGGTCGTCCATGCACTCCTGAATGGCTTCTGTCACCTCTTGGAGGCACAGGTCAAAACTCGGAGGCTCGGGGACGGTTACGATGTATGTCCGCTTCATTTCGCGCCCCTCCTCATTGCGGCAAGGTCTTCCGACACACGACGCTGGTTGGCGGCGAAACGGTCCAGCCTGCGGCGGGTCTGCCACATGGTTATCGTCTCGTATGTGGCTACGGCGACGCCTAGAAGGACGCCTCCGATTGCTAGGATTGTCAGGATTTCAGTCATGGTTGCTTTTTGGTTTTGGGTTCAGTGAGTGAGATTTCAATGGAAACACCGTTGGCAAAACGGTGGACGATGTTTGCGCGTTGGTGCCACGCTTCGAGCCGCTCGGACTCGAAAATTTGGTCGCGGTGGCGCAACCGACTCATGCAAAATTTGATGTATGCGATCATGGTTTGATGTGCGCGAAGATTACAAGGCAGACAAGGCAGAGCATGGCGATTTCGATTCCGTTCATAATTTCGAGTATCCACCACCGCACAGGAATTGCAATATCTTTTTGGGTTGAGGAGGAAGAATCCTTGCTGCGACAAGGGGAAAACGTGGTTCCATCCTGTGTCAGATACGATTTGGAACGCGCCAATCGCCTAGCGGACCATCAGTTCACGCTTAATGTCGATGGTAGCCTGCTTCTGCGCCTTAGCGTGATTCTCGCGGATTCGATTCATGTCGGCAAGCGCATTGCCGGAAGGCTTGAATGTCCCCATGAGGGTGTTCATGTAGTCCTTAGCCTTCTCTGTCCGCTTGTCGCGCATCTCTCTGGAAAGCACCACCTTGTCACGGTCGCTTGTTGAAGGGATGTAGTTATCCGCCTTCTCAGGGATGAACATTTTCCAGTTGTCTCCCGGTGGCAATTTGCCCTCGTTGCGGAGTTTTTCGACGTTTTTATTCCACTCAACGGACGCCTTCACCCATTCAGGCACGCTACCGTCCTTGAGCTTGTTGTATCCTGGTGCCATCGCCTCAATGCTCAATCCGTCCTGCTTTGCGGCAACCGAATCACGGAAGCCCCAGCCCACCTTGATTTTATCCGCCAGCGTCTTCGCCTGGCGCTTGATTGGCTCTCCACGGTCGTCCTTGTCCCCGTAAGCGAATGCCGCCTCCACCAATTTATTCGTAAGAATGTTGGCCGCAATTCCAGAAATCTTATCTTCCGGCTTGCTGTATGGAGACGACAATCTTGACAGCGCATTGTAAACTGGCTCCCCATGTAGTAGCATGAATGGAGCCATGTAGGCCGAATCCATGTAAGCCTCTCTCATGTCGCCAGTTTTCTCGTAGGTGGAGTCCATCAGCTTGCGGAGTTGAGCCACCTCACTAGCCATCAACATCAATGGATCATGGGCGAACTTGTGATCCAGCGTCACGCTTCTGTTCATCCCGAACAGTTTACCGATGTCAATATCTCCGTATTTCAGTGGTCCTTTCCTTCTTGTGTCATCTCCAGGAATGAATATCCCGCCGAATGCATCTGGCTTTGCCCATGCAGCCAAGAGCACACCTAGTCCCAGCATACCGTTGCGGGTTTGCTCCACGATCCACTCAACTTCATCTGGAGTGATCTTGGCTTTCCCTTCCTTGAATCCCTTTAGCTTGCCTTGGAGTGCTTTAATCGCAAATGTCCCCGGCCCCGAGACTGATCCAACTCCATAGGAAAGCACCCGTGAAAGGATGTTGGTAGGCACCCTCTTAACGGGGATTATGATGTTAACTGTGTGGAGAAGGAATTTAGCCAACTCAGGAGACACTTTCTCCACATTGGCCGCTTGTCGCATTGCTTTCAGGGAGAGATTAGAAATGAGATTATCACCCATCATAATCTCTTTGTTCGCGTGGACGAGTGCTCGGACTCTGACCGCATACTTGACGAGTTCATTGACCGACGGATGGTTTGCAGGATCGCCACTCTTTTCCGCCATTCTCTCCGCTGCCGCCCATTCCGCCGTCAGGGCTTTGCCGAAGTGAGCCATGCGTGGGCCTTCCTTCATTGTTGCGTGGGAAGCAGAAACGGAGGCCATCGTCATTTTCACAAAGTCACCAACCCCGGTCGGCTTGTGAAGGCCGCCATGAGGAATATATTTTTCGCCACCGTAAAGGGTATCCACCTCACCACCGCCCTTGGTGAATTTTTCTTTCACACTTTTCCGTGTAGGCTTGGTGAGAAGCCCTCCTGGAGTTAGTTCGCCACCAGCCTTGGCATTCCCCCGATACATGGCTGCTTCCGCCCCCCATGATGCGTGTCCCGAATGAGTCGCAATGTCGAGGAATTGCCCGAGTGCAGGCCATACCTTTGCCAGCAACCGCGCCCCAGCAACAGGAACGGTTCTCAGGTGAGAGCCGATAATCCCCGCTACACCGGCACCGCTAAGGTGGGCAAAAACTCCGGGGCCACTCAGCACATTCGCCTTGGCGAGTTCCGAGCTGAATTCACCGAATTTGTCCAGTTTACTGCGTGATGCGTCCTCAAGATCAAGTTGCATCTTTTTCAGCGCAATCTCCGACTGCCGAACCTTTAATTGAGCCTCCTCTATTCTAGTATCCATGCCGACTTTTTCTTTCGCCGCAGCCTTTGCTTTGAGCGTATCAGTCATTTCCTTGATGGTGTCGGGATTGCCGTCCACAATAGCCTGGAGCTTTGCCTGATCGCCAGTCTTGGCTACCAGTGAGAGTAATTCAGCCAGTGATTCCTGCCCAGCTTCGATTTCAGCACGGGAAAGTGGCTTGCCCGCCGCCTTAGCCGCCTTGATGCGTTCCAGTTCTTTTGATAGGAGTGCCGTCCTTGCGTCCACCTTGGCAATGCTTGACGCTAGGCGGGCCTGTGCGGCCTTGATGCTCGCCTCGACAATGAATGGGTCCAGCTTGTCTTGAAGCTCGCGGACTTGCCTCTGAACGCGCTTATTCATCTCCCGCATTGAGACTTCCGCTGGGGTCATTGCCCTTGACTCCTTGCCCTGCCGATCACTCTGTCCGGTTTCATCCATTTTGGCTACCCGCTTGGTGTATTGCTCACCCACCCGTTGCAGTTGCTTCAACCGCACTTCGTCACGGTGGGCGGTGTCGGCAGCACGCAGAGCGTCACGTTCCTTCGTAAGCGTGTCCAATTCAGTCCGTTTTGCCTCAATTTCCTTGGAAGTAGGCTTTTCTTTCGCGTCGGGACGTTCGGGCCAGATGTTGCCGGTTTCGATCTGTTTTTTAACCTTAGCAATCTCATTTTCGACAAAGGAGAGTGCTTTCTCGGAGCGGTTTGCAGCGATTACATCTTTGAAATTCTCCTCATATTCCTTCCTCTTGGCGTTCCGGCGTTCCAGAAGTGCTTTGTTCTCAGGGGAATACTCCCGCTTGCCGTCCTTGGATACCATCGGTTTCCCGTTGGCAATGGCTTCATCCATTTCCTCAATCTCGTTTAAGAGACGGGTGGCGATGGACTGCTCTACGCTACGGCCTGCGCCTTCCGCTGACCCTTTGTAGAGGTCTGGGTTCTCGCGGATCGTCTTCTTCGCCAACTTGATAAGCCTGCGAGTCTCGGGGTCCGGTGCCTTGCGCTCGATACCGCTGACTTGGTGGGCGCGTGCCTTCACTAAAATGTCATCCAGCTTAGAGAGTTCCCGCCCTTGTGCGGCCATATCCATCGCGTGCAGGAGGTCTGGGTCTTCCGTGAGAGGTTTACGCCTGCCGTAGCCGGAGAATGACTCCACAACATCCTGCCTGGAAACGTTTGGGAATACTTCCTTCACCTCCTCATGGAGTGCGTCAAATAACTCCTCGCGCCCTTTGATGCCGGAGCGGATCAGTTGAATCCCTACCTTTTTGGTATAGGTGTCTAGGTCGCGGATTTCCTTGCCTTCCCCAGCCTTTACCTTCATGCGCTCGACGACGTTGGCAATGATCGCGGATGGCTCGTCGGTCTTTTTGATTCGTGCGGTGGCTTGCTTCTTAGCGGCGGGAGACTCATTGCCGCCTGTCTTTGCAATGGTATCGTCCAAATGGGCGTCCGTAGCCTCCCACAAACGGTCGATCACGGGGTCCAGATTCGCCTTTACCGCTTCCTCTCCAAAGCGTTTTACAAAGCCATCCCTGATTTTGTCGATGGAATTTGCTCCCTCGGAGCGCAGAGCCGTAGCGTAATCAACAATAGCATCGTGAATCCCGCCGAATTGCTGAGATTTAATGGATTTGTCTTTAGTCCCCCATAGAGAGTCGATAATGGACTCAGCCTTAGCTTTGAGCTTTGAATAACCTGACCTAATCCTGCTGATAAAGCTATCCTCCTCCGGTGAAGTAGGAACCATCCCAGCCTTCTTAGCCTCCTCCAGACCGTCAGCGTGCGCTGTCTCCGCCGCCTTCGTAGAATCAAGCTTGTCCCGCTCGTCTTCTAGCTTCTGCTTCGCTTTAGACGCTTCCGCATGGCGTTTCGTTTCCTCGCCAACTTTCTTGATGATTTCCTTGTCCTTCGGGTCAGATGGGTCAAGTCTGCGCCTTATGCTCGCCTCGATCTTCCGAAGCATCGCCCCTTGCGAGTAATTAGCCTCAAATGCCTTGCGTCTGGCATTCAATGCTCGTCCCGCGTTGGAACCATGCCCGTAAAATGATGCGCTTTGGTTGCGGACTTGCTCATCCTCCAAGCGGTCAAGTTCGCGCTCGGCCTGCTTCACCGCTGGGGTATTCTCCCCATTGCTATCCGCCAGAATGTCGTGATTCCGCGCCATCTCCTTCTGGATACGCTCGTAGTCAAGTCCAAGAATGAAATGCTCCTCGTCGGAAACAGTGTCCTTGCCATACTCAAACTTCGATGCAAGCTCGACGCCTAGACGCGGGTTCGCCGCGAGTTTTGCCTTCGCTCTCGCTTCGACTTGATCCCACCCACGGGGGGCACCCTTCTCGAAAGGTGGCTCCCCTGCGGCTTCGCGCCTTCTGTTGATGTCCTCTTGACGGTGACTTTCGCTGTTTTGGGGGTCGTTGCCCGCGACCGGCGCGGACCTGATCGGCTTGGAATCGCCTTCGTGGACGTAAAGCTCGCCGCGCTTGGCGTAGCCTTTCTCGGTAATGTTGTCGATAGCCTGCTGCCTAAGACTTCTAACATCGGGATTAGTTGAAGTGTCAGGCATACCATTTACCAATGCCTCGGAAATTGGAACCTTTTTGTAAGCGGCCTCAATGACAGCACTCCACAAGTCGGGCTTGGCGGTTGACTCCATCGCCGCCTTCAATTCAGCCGTCCTTTTCTTAATCAAAGCGGCCTTACTCTTTGCTCCGTTTGTGAAAACACTCGGCTCCTCCACGCCTCGTTTTGCCCAATCTAGATTCTGCTTTGCGTGGGCGATGAGTTTTTCTTTCTCATACGCAGCAAACTCATCCGGCGTCATCTGCTCTGGCCTGCTCGCGTCTCGGGCGGGGGCTTGTTGAGAATCCTGCTCTGTTTTTTCAACAGGGGCGGGCGCGGGACTCTCGCTAGGCTCGGCCTGCTTCGGCTCAGGATTGTTAGGTAGGGCGTTTTTATCCGCAGGCTTACCGCTGCGCTTCTTAGCCTCCTTCACGAAGCGGGCCTTCGCCTCGGCCAAGCTGTTCGTATCGAGGGGGATTACCTCGGACTCGCCAAAGACAATGTAGGCATTACCCCGATTGTCCCTGCCGATTCGTCCCTCGACTCCAAACGCCTTTCCGTTCAGGTAAAGTCCCGCTCCACGCTGTTCTTTGTTCGATGAGACGGGCGTGAATGTTCCCCTCTCCTTCGGTTGAATCCCAATGGAAGCCTCCAGCTTGTCCGCTTCTTTCGTGGCCGCATCGGCCTTTTTGATTAACTCGCTATGCTTTGCTGATTCGGAGTTCTCCAACATCGGGGCGCGGTAGGTGCGAATGATATTGCCAGGATTCGTTTCGTGAATGTTGTTCCTGCCCTTGTTGGCAACGGCCCGGCCCTGTGTTGACTTGTTGTAATCGGAAGCCTCGCGACGAAAGCGTTTAGCATCTGCTCGCAACTCGGCAATTTGCGCCTGAATCGGATTGGCTTCCCTCTTCGCCGCCAGCTTCTCGCCCTTCATGGCGCGGATGGACTCAACGGACGGTGCCGCCACGGGGGACTGCTCCCCCGCAGCAGGGGACTGGCTTAACTCTTGATTTTGCTCTGATGCGCCTTCTTTTCCTCCTCGAATAGCCTCTCCCATTTTTCCGGTGTCGGGAATATCCCTAGATGGCTGAACGACATTGCTTTCTGTAATTCTGTTTGTTCCAGTATCTTTATTCCGTGGAGAGTCAGAATCTCCCTTAATGACATTTGGTTGTGATGTTTTGTTTCCATAATTTAACCACTCTCTTATAAATCTGATGTTGGCGTTACCACCAACTTTATTGTAAAGAGAAGGTATTAGGTCAAATCCAAATTCCTGATCTTCTCCATTTAATATTTTCTTGATAACTGAGAGAACCCTTGAATCTTTCCGGTATAACTCTAAAATGTCTTTTTCCGGGAATCCTCTTTCTGCCGATTCATTGTAACGCTCCAGCGTGTTCCTCACATTTCCTTGGAGGCTCTGGACCATATCATAAGCAGAAATCCCGCTTTCGTCATTCGGATTGCCTGTTCGATATGCTGCATCTCTCGCAAAAATGTGAGATTTGACTGATGCCAGTATTTTATCTACTGCGGAATTGTAATCAGCCTTGGAATGCCTCCCTATTTTGGGTGTTTTTGAAGTAGATGATTCCCCCTTCGGTGTTGGAACTTTCAATGGCTCCCTTGCGGGAGTTGTAGCGGCACCTGCGCCCAAGTCGGATCGCTCCGACGAAGGGGGAAATTTTTCTAGCAACTGCTCATTGCCGTCTTTCCCTTTGACGGTTTGCTCTTGGTTTTCGGTTTGGCCATTGGTATCGTTGGTTTGGGTTGCCTCAGTTTTGCCCGCTGGGGTTTCGGGTGATTGGTTTCTAATCCTATCGACAAGCCCGTGCGCCAGCATCGTCGGGATATTTCTGCCTCCATCTTTCTTCGCAAAACCCAGCTTGGTTAGTTTCTTAATCTCACCCTTTGTAGCACCGGAGTCCTCAAATGACGTTACGAATGAAAAAGATGAATCATGGGTTGCCGCATTCGCCAGAAGAAGCACTTTTACGTCGTCTTGTAATCCCTGAGTTTCATTCGCGCTCGTTTTGACCGGATTTCTCGTTTTGGTCACTTTGAAGTCACGGCCAAATGGGATGCTTTTCGACATGCCCGTGTAGTCGGCAATGGCGTCCTCTTTTGAGTCAAACACGTTATGGCCAGACGGACCTTTAGAATCCACTCTCGTCGCCCTCCATTTCCCTTGTTCTGACGGGTCTTTCGTGATCAGCACCTTCATTCCTGGGAATGTTGGGCTTTCCATCTCAACACCATCAAATCCTTCTGATTCGGCTACCGCTTTATCGTAACGCTCTTTGACTTCCCTTCCTGCACGACCGAAGTCGAAAGGTTCCTCTGTCGCTGTTTTGGTTGTGTTTTCCGCTTCTGGAGCGGGAGATTCTGCTTTTGGAGACAGCCAATCGTTAAAGGCGCTATCGACCGCTGCTGGGTTTTTGGCTGCAAAATCAATAGCCTTGAGGCGATCCAGTTCACTGGAAATAGAATCCAGTTCTGGTGTCAGTTCGGTAATCTCCTGATCGGCATGACCGATACTGTCCCTCATCGCCTTGATTCTCTTGGCGCGTTTCGCCTCGTTCAATTCACCAAGGTTCACGTCGTCCTCGCCGTAGAAATTCCCCGGCGTGTTATCCTGAATCGTTATTGTTCCTTCGGTCTTTTTATAGACCCTGTTCATCCATGAGGATATTGTTTTCTGGAGACGCTTCTTTTCTGCGACGGCGGATTCAATGGCGGAGCTAATCTTTTCGCGTCTCTTTTCGAGTTGCTCAATTTTTTGCTCTGTTGTAGGAGCGGGAGATTCTGCGGAAGGCTCGGTTAATTCAACGGTGTGCCGTCCCCCACCGTATTTGAAATTGAAAATAACATTATCAACTTTAATTGGGCGTGATTTCCCGTCGTAGTAATATATTGCATCTCCACCGTCGATGTATCCTGTTGGAATGCCGTCAGGATCTGATTCAAATATTTCAAATAATGTCTGTGGGTCAGAAAAATAACGCTCATCACTGTCCGCGTTTAACTGATTTTCTATCTCAGAAGCATCGCGCGGCGTCGCTATTTTGACTCGCTTTACAAGTTTAGAAGCGTCCTCGCTTTTTCTTGGCCTGTAACCAACTAATCCGTCGAACACAAAACCGTGTCGAGCATACCATTCCACTAATTTCTTTTCCGATAAATGTATTCCAGACGCTTGAGCACCAGACGGATCAACTGTGAGAGATATTGACATATCACGATTATCCACCTCCATTAAGATGCGCTTTAATTCGCGGCTGGCTGCGCCATTGTTACGATTACTCTCTTTGGGAACAGCGATAACCTCCAGAGAAACGTCACCTACAAACTGCTCGCCATTTATCTCTACTATATCCGCCTCATCGGACAGACTTACCTCAACACCACTCTCAGTCTCGTAATTTCCAGCAGCGTCACGCATAGCCCCTGATATTCTTCTCCCTTTTTGGTCGCTTGGAGCTAGAATATCCGATAACTTCACTGCTGACACTCTAGACTTTACTCGCGTTTCTTCTGCGGCAGGCTCGGCCACGTCGCCAGCCAGCTTGTCGGTTGCGGGTTGCTCATCGGTCGTTGCTCCTACTGGGTTTGCTTCATCAATCGCTTTCTGGAGGGCATCTTCAAAGGAAACCCGATCTCTATCCATAATTTCTTGGATTCGGGACTTGTAAACAGCGACCCTTTTCTTCCCTGTTGGGACAGAAGCGGATTCATTCGGTGCTTGATCGCTACTATTCTCCTGCACGATAAACTCGGCGGGTTTATCCTGCATCTTCGGTGTAGCTTCGGCTGGCTTCGGTGCTTCCGCCTTCGATTGCTTCTCTGCCCTCCAATCATCCCATTTCTTGCTACCCCCCATAGTCGGCCCAATTCCTAATCCCATTGGCTTAGACGGAATGCCTCGGAATCTTCTGACGGCATCAATCATTACACCAACATCGTCTCGGTCCATCCCGGTGATCTTAACAACCTCGTTGATCTGAGCTTTTTTAGGGAGTCCACTGACTTCGAGGTTTTCGATGTAGTCCGCCAGCGAGCCATCGCCCTGCTTAATCGTTTCAGCCCCACTGTAAGCGGTCTTGTGCTGATTGTAATTAGCCACTATCCGATCAACACTAGGCAATCCACCGCCGACCTCAGTATCTTCGTCCCATGCCTTTACTAGTTTTTCCGCCTCTTGATTGGGAAGTCCTGCCTTAACGAGTGCTTCAACAGATGGACGTTTAGCCGCTTGGTTGTTCTCCGTCGCGGGTGAAGGTTCGGGAGCAGGCACCTCCTCCGCCTTCTTCGGAACAGCAATATCGTCCAGTTCCTCAATCCGCGCCGTCACAGTATCCACCATCTCCTGCACAACCGCGTCAAAATCAGGGTTCTTCCCGTTCATCATCCCCTTCAAATACTTAACAATCGCATGGAGCGCACTCTTAACCTTCTTCACTAGATCTGGGGTGTTATGCAGTTCTTCCTGCCGTAGTTCCTCGCCGTCCACCGTCCACTTCCCGCCCTTGATCTGAATCTTCCCGGCAATCAGAGCCGCCAGAAACTCATGCGTGACATCATCCCCCTCCGCCTTCGGGTAAAGTTGCTTCATCACCTCTGTCCACGCGGCGTCCTCAGACAGGTGTTTGGTGATTGAATCGAAAAGTTTCCTGCCTTCCGCCGTCTTTGAGAAATCTTCAACAATCTTGTGAATCCCCTCCTCGCGCATAACCAAATCCGCCCACTGCTTAGTCGATGCTCCCTTTTTCAAGTTTTTCGCCGTATGCAAGATGTCTGGAATGGAAACGACTAGCTTCCCGCCATCAACTGAGAACCCAGCAGTCCCTTTAGGTTTCATCGTGAATACAGGCTTGGCATCGCCAAACGCAGGTTGGAACCTAGCAATAGCCTCGCGGACATGGCCAAGTGCCTCCGCAACGTCACCCTGCTCCTTGTCATCGAGGATGACGTCATCGTTATCCTGAATCTCGTTGATTGCCGTTTTAACGTCCTCGGGGTGCTCCACGGGAGCCTTTTCGGGCTTGGGTGCCTCCGCCTTGGGCTTAGGTGCCTCACTAGCAGGCTTCGCCGCCGCCTCATTCCCGTGAATCGCCCTCTGCGCCAACTCGCTCGTAGGGAGGATTTTCGACGTTTCTGGATAGAGTGCCGCGCCATCCTCGCCCTTGGCTTGGCTCACACGGTTCAAGAACTCCTGCCGCAAAACATGGGTTTCGCCAGACTTGTCAACAGCAGGCTCCACGCCTTCCGACTTAGCCAGCAACACGTCCTGCTCACCCTTGAGCAGTCCATCCCACCCGTGCTCCTGCATTTTAATCGCAGCCGCCAGTTTAGCAGCATTCTCAGGGTTCCGTGCCTTCTCTGCTTCCACCTCGGCCTTCGCCGCTTCGGGATCGCCATCATTCACCACTCCAGCCATCCGGTCCAGCGCATCGCTACGGGAAAGCAAAGCATCATGCAGGTCAACCATCGCAGCGTCCTTAGCCTCACCATCAGGAGCCGTCTCCACCGCCTTGCGCTTTGCCGCAATATCCGCGTCAATACTCTCAAGCTCAGGGAACGCACCCGCATGTCCTTCATGCCCTGCAAGTAGTGCCTCTGTGGAAATGCTGCCGTGCAGTTTCTCCAGATCATCCACCGCTGCCTTGATTTCGTCGGGAGTTTGCGGAGTGATAGGTTCATCCGGTGCAGTCGCGTCACCGCCCTTAGCCCCACCACCGTTGTCCTTGCGAAACTTGTCAATCGCCCGCCCCCGGTTCAATGACTCAACCATCCCAGGCAGAACACCCATCAATGCTCCCATCCCGGCAGATTCAATGGCGGAATGAACAATCTCCCCAACCGTGATGTTCGGGTTGTAGGTCGCCTTGGCAACCAACTCCTGTGACACCGTGAAAACAAACATTTCCGCCGCTTGGTCGATGATATGCGGAGCCATGATCTTGCTCGTATCGGCAGACATGCGGAGGAATGCCTTCACGCCCTCCTTCATGGAGCCACTGTGAATCACGTCCATGATCGTTTTCTCGCCAGCTCCCGCCACAAAGTCCGCAGCCGTCATGTTCACGGCGTCCTTGGGCATGGAAATCATCTTCTTCATCAGGGACTCCTGCCCTTTCGGGAATGCCAGTGCCACGATGCCTCCTAGAACGCCGGAGAGCATCGCCACATTTCGACCGCCAGCCGTGCCGATTGTTTCCGCTTTCGCCTTGATCTCATCCATCTCCTGCGGGGACATCTTGGAAAGGTCTTTCCCGGCAAGCAAAGATTGCATGGCTTGTGCCGTGTATGCCGTAGTCGCAGAGTTCATCACGCTGCCAGCAGTCATCGACGCCATCATGGAGAAGCTGGAAACCTTGTGGATAATCGGAACGTTCACGCCCGCCATTATCATTTTCATCAACGGGGCCGCATTGCGCGTTTCCATGAGTGTCTGGAATCCACGCCCCGCAGCCTGTGCCATCTTGGGAGCCATTCCCGACTCAACCATCGCCGCAGCATACTCCGCCGCCGTGCTGGCACCCTTGGCCGCAGCCGCCTCTCCCATAGCTGTGACGCGCCCCATGATCGGGAGTGCCTTAGCCGCAGCCACGCCCTCGCCAATGCCCGCCAGCCTTGCCCCCATGCCGACCAATGCCCCCACCTTCATAAAGGGAAGCATCTCCAAAGTCATCTTGGTGAGGTCTGCCGCCGCTGAGTTCATACCAGCAAGCTCTTGCGCCTCGCCCTCGTAGGCTCTCGACATCAGCTTTGCGCCAGATGCCATACTTTCGCCTAAACCTGGAATATCCGCCGTCGCCATGCTCGCAAGCCCCATCAGACCCGCGTCCACACCGCTCCCAGCAGTCTGGAATGCCTGCCACGCCTTTTCACGGGTGCCAGCAAAGGAACCCCACGCGCTAGGATTGAGCAGACGCGCAAACTTGTTGCCGTCCAAGCCTTCCTTCTGCCGGAAATGCTCAATCACGTCAGGGAAATACTCCGCAGAATGCTCCTGAGCGTAGGCTGGCCACGCATCAGGGAAAGATTTTGTCATCGCACGCACAATGTCGGCCTGATTCGCCGGATTCTTGCGCTCGTTGTAGAGAGAAATATCAAATGCTGCCTTGTCCGGTCCCGCTTTAGAATTGCTCTCGCTCGTCATTTTATCCGAATCCCACATCACTGAGGGATTGATGACATATTTTCCATTGCTTAACAGGTGGGAACGCCCGTCCTTGTAGATTCCTCGGAAGGAAGCCTTCTCGTAATCAGTCACAGACTTGTCCACAAGCTCATACGGAACTCCCGTCAGTTTAGCCCATTTCTCTTTCTCACCTTGGGAAATCTCCTCCTGCACCTCAAGCGGTTTGCGGCTCCGCAGACTCTCTGCTTCCTTCTCGGCTGGCGTCATCTCAGACTCGGGCTTTAGCTTCTTCCGACGCGCAATCTCTCCGTTTGCCACCACCTCCTGCTTCCGCTGTAAATCGCTAGGCTCATCATTGGGTTCAGGCTGAACTTGATTCCACTGGTTCAAGGCATGGCCATGAGCGTCAATCAGGTCAAAGACTTCACGCTGCTTTTGGTCGCCCTTGCCAATAGCTTCCGCCACCTTCTTGTCGGCAATGTCCGCGAGTTTTTGCTTCTCGTCATCGGGAAGCCCCGCAGAATCGCGCCGGAATGCCATCTTGATGTCGCGCACCTCGGGAGCAATCCCAGCATGGAACGGACTCTTGGTAAGTGCCTCAATCTGCGAATCCTCACGCAGGATTTGCGCCCGCTCACTTGCCTGATTCACGACTTTCCCGCGACTCTCAATGTCCACGGCACGCTTCTGGATACCCGCCCGCTTCTGGTTATACCAGCTATTGTAGGCAATCTCATCAGAAATAGTAGACACTCCCGCCTTTTTAGCCTCTGCCTCTTTCTCGAAGGCATCCCGGTCAGCCGCAAACTGCTTGGCGTCATCGTTGAGCTTGACCGTCTCACCTAAAAGGACGTGCGGTTCATTGGAAACTTCATTCACAGTGTCTTGCGACACAGGGGGACCCTTCGTGTCCACCTTCGGAACCATGCTGTTCGCCGCACTCTCCGTATCCATTAGTTCCTTCTGCAACCCATTCTTTCGGGCACCCCACGCCGCAACCCTGACCCCAAGACTCGCCACCGCCTGTTCGTGCATGAACCGATCACGCTCATTCATCGGTTGTTGCCGCTGCGCCAGTAGCTTTTTGCGGTCATTCTCTAGTTTCTGCTGTTCTCCAGCAAGTTCTTTCTCGACTAGCGATGTATTCTTGAGCTTGTCCTCAACAATCTGGCTCTTAATCGCAGCCTGATCCTCGGGATTAACCTTCCCAATCAGTTCGTTCCGATAGTCGGCGACAGACATTCCCTTAATCCGCGCTTGGTCCTTGGTAATTCCAGTAATTTGATCCTCGACATCCATTTGCTCCTTGGTCCGCTCTGCACGTCCCCTATCCTCATCGTTGAAGGGCGTGTAGCTCCCGTCTCGGACAGCCTTACGGTCCTTCCCGCCCAAAACATCGTAGGAATGCACACGGCTGGACTCAAGTTCCCGCTTCTTGTCAGCAAGCTCAGTCAACGCCCGCTTCCTCTGCTGTGCAGAATACAAGTCGCCCACTCTCTTGTCGGGATGGAAAAGTGCTTGCTCCGGCTCAACCCGCGTCCAAGGAGATGCCTTGTTCTCAAAATAAACACCCGTGTCCTCTGGGTCATCCTTGTTGCTAACAACTTTGGCGTCCTTCTCAGGATTCAATACCTTTACACCGCCCGTTTCGTCAAGGACAGTCTGGTAAGGTCGCCCAGCCCCGTCATAACGGACCTCATCCTTAATGATATTTCGGTCCTGCTCTCCAGTGAAAAGGTTTGTCTTCGGCGCAATGCCTCCACCATGAGTCGTAATCGTCTCCGCACCAGGATTCTGCACCCTCGCAATGTCCTTGGCCTGCCCCTTCGCATCAGCAATAGCCAAGTTAGCCTGCCTCACCCGCTCACGCTCCGCAGCATTATTCGCACGCAAAAGCTCCGCGTCCTTACTCCGCTGATAGGTCTGGCTTATCCGCTCATTCTGAGAATCCACCTTGCTGGGACCAAAAAACGAAGGAGGCGCCGTCCTCGGCATCACAGGTCCACGCCTGAAAACATTCGGAACAGGTGCCGCCTTCACCGCCTCCTGCTTGTATTGCGGCTCCCGCACCGGCATCCGCTCCGGACTGTAAACTTGCCTGTCAGGGAAATCCTGCGCATCATAAGTTCCAACCCCACTAGAATCAAACTCTTGATCCTGTGTGTCCGGCTGGGAAATGTCATTCGGATCAATGATCGCTTGGAATTTGGCCATCTCGGAGTTTAACCGCATTCCCCACAACCGCAAGAGGATAAACGCTTGCCTTCACCCATTTCCCGAGTAGATTGATCGCGGCCCGAATGCTCAGTAAAGCATTCAGACCGCTAACTCCAACCATACATGACCTATGATTCAAGCTGCCAAACCAATACCCGTGCTCACAGACGAAAACAAACGGAATTTCCACAAGAAGATTTCCACTACCCCAACCGAAACAGGATGCCTTGAGTGGCTTGCATGGAAATTGCCGACAGGTTACGGGCAATTCGGCATCAAGGGGAAGTTGTTTTCCTCTCATCGCATCGCATATTTCCTTGCTACTGGAGTGGACCCTTACGAGCTTTGCGTGTGCCACACTTGCGACAACCCATCTTGCGTTAATTTTTTACATTTGTTTCTCGGGACGCCAAAGGAAAACGTGCAGGATCGGGAGAAAAAAGGGCGCAACAAACCTCCATACGGAAACGCTCACGGCATGGCAAAACTCAAGGAGTCAGACATCCCCCTGATTCGTTCCGATCCACGAAAGTATCGCATCATTGCCGTCGATTACGGGGTAAACCCGTGTCAGATCGGAAGAATCAAACGAGGCCAAATCTGGAAACACGTTGCATGAAAGGACACCCGCTTACACCAGAACAGGAGAAAGAACAACGCCTATTGGAGTTGTCGCGGACGGTTGCCGTCAGGAATTTTTTGAGTTGGTGGTGCGCCTACGGGACCATATTCACCAAAGATGGTCATGCGGAAGGCATGTCCGCGACTGGAACGATGTTGGCTCCAAACCCCATGCAGCGAATAGTGGGCGAGGTCATAACTTGGTTCAAGGAAAGGCATCTCCCAGTCAGGATTATTTCTCTGAAACCACGGCAGCGTGGCTCCACGACAATTTTCATGGCTCTCGCTTATCATTTTATGTCATCTGCGCCCCCAGGAACCACTGGGCGCATAGTAGGCGGCACGGAAGAAGTTGTTAGGACTTTGTTCGAGATGTTAGACAAGTATTCCAAGGGAGACACGTTTTTTCAGGATAATCCCAGCGAGATCATGCCTCGCGGATTGAGGGGACGGTGGGAAAACGGGAGTGAAGCCAAGGGCACCACACTTTCGGGAAAGTCGGGCGGAATTGGCTCGATGAACCCATTCTTGCTTGCCACGGAAGTAGCCCTATACGACAGTCCCGGTGATGATAACATTCCAGATGCCGAGGAACGATTCAACAATCTAGCGAAAACCGTTCCTTACACAGAGGGCAGCATGATGATTCAAGAGAGCACGGCCCGTGGCCAGACGGGGTTATTCTACCGAAATTACATGAGGGCGACACCTTGGGATCAGGTTAAGAAAGAGGGGAAGATTTCTAGCGATAACGCGACAATCTCACTTTTCTTCCCATTTTTTATATTCCCGACTTCTCTAGAGATTGGACCAGACATGAGCGAGGAAGTCGCAAAGGAGTTTATCGCCAACCTTGATCCTGATGAAGTCCAATACCGAGCAAACGTCCTAGCTGACACTGGCTTTTTACTCAATGCTAATCACATGAAGTGGAGACGCTTTATGATGGAGAACTCCTGTGGTGGCGATCCTACCATCTACGACCGAGATTTTCCGTATAGTGTCGCCACCGCCTTTACCAAGTCCGGCTCCCCCCGGTTCTCGAAAAAGTCCACGTCCATCCTGCGTCGCAACGCGCTTGCGAATCAGACCTTGGAATACGGCAACCTAAATATGCAGGGCAATAACCCATTTTCGCGGAAGGACGTGGTGACGTTTGACCGTGTGCATTCTGCGAATGACGCGAACTGGCATATTTACGAGCACCCGTTGGCTGGTTGCCGGTATTACGTTGTGGACGATCCTAGTTTGGGCAAGATACCTACGGGGGGGAAAGACCCTGATAACAGTGGTATCGGCGTTTTCCGTGCTGGGTATCGGGATGATATGGGTATCTGGAGGCCGATGAAGCTGGTGGCTGCGGCTGCGAACTCGAACGGGAAGAAACTGTATTGTTTGTGGCCACCTGAGACAGCGGAGCGTGAGCTTTGGAAGGCGAGTAAGTATTACGGTGGGACGAACATGGTGCCGGTAGTTGTTGAGACTCCGATTGATGCTGGGATTAACAGGACGCTCAAGGATAAGGGGTGTCCTCTCTACGTCCAGCGGAAGGCTAATGCTATCGAGGAGGTGGAGGAAACGACCTATGGTTTTCGCCAGACGGTATCCACGAAGGCTGAAATCCTTGCGCTGCTAGAGCAAAAGATGCTGGAGAACTTCCGCGCTGACGATGGCGGAATCCTGGACGGTGGCGGAATCGACATTCCCGACCTATGGACAATTGACGAGATTGAGGGCATGGTCCGCAAGCCAGACGGTAGCGTTGCGGCTGGTAGGGGACATGACGATAGGGCAATGTGCGTTGCCATTGCTTGCGCTGTGGAGAAATGTGCTCAAGCGCATGTTCCTCCAGCTCGCATAGTCGATAAGTGGGAAAGATTAGATCGGGCGCAGAATCAAAGCCATAGAAGGGGCCAGTTTTGGTAGGTTTGTTCCCGTATTGGGAACTGGATCAAACTAGCCCCTTGAGCATGTCTGAGAGGGGATTTTTCTTGCGCTTGTTGGCGATGTTGCCGACTACGGTCTGGTTGTTGGGTCTGGCGGGCTTCTGGAGCACGGGCGGGGTTGGTGAGCCTAAAGGAGAGATTCCGCGAGTTCTTGGGTTTTGGGAGACTTTGACTGGATCGAACGGGTTTGACGGGGTGGTGAGGGGGCTTTTCTTGGTGCGGTTGTCGGTTGTGAACCCAAAGGGAGACGGCGCAGGCTCTGATGGGGTGGGAGCCTGCCCTTTCGGATACAATGACTGGCGTTGAGCCTCGCGCTTTGCGTTCTCTGCGAAACCCGGTTGGAGACTTGGTGCGAGTCCGGGGATGACGGGGATGCGTTTAGGGAGAAGGCGGTCCTCTGCCCCAGCAATATCCTCGGTGGTTTTTGGGGCGAAGTCTTGAAACCCCGCGATTGCTTGGCGTTTGCGGTCTAAGAGCGTTGGAGGTGGAGCGGCGGCGGTTTGCGGCCTTGCAAGTGCGGGATAGGGGTTGGGAGCGGCTGGAGCCAGAGGATCGGGGTTCACGGGCGCGGGGGCGGGTGCCGCTGCGGTGGTGGATTGCGGTTTGGCGAGCACGGGGGGCGCGGCGGGTGCGGGAGCCGCCGATACTGGAGGTGCCTGATAGTTCGGCGCACCGGGGGGAGCCATACCTACGGGCTTCGCTGGTTCCGCAGGACGTGCGATCATCGGGGGGATGGCTGGCTTGGCGGTCTGCCCAACGGGGGTGTTGAGGATGTCGGGCATCGCTGGAGCGGTGGTGGTCGCCGCAGCTTTGTCTGCCGCCGCCTTGTCCGCAGCGGCCTTTGCTTCTTTGTCCGCAGCAGCCTTGTCGAAAAGAGCCTTGTCCGGTTTAGACATAACGCTTGCGTCTCCTGTGAACTTCACGTTTCGCTGGGCTTGGTTGATCCCGTTAACGGCATCGTAACGGGAAGGCCCATTTGCGTGTAGCCAGTCGATTCCGCTCTCCTGCGAGAGTCCGCCTGTCCGAAGACCGCCTCCCGGCCCGCTGCCGCTTCCATCTGTGTTCTGCCGCGCCCTCAGACGGCCATAGACTTCATTTTGTGTGAGTCCTGAGAACTCACCGCCCCCTGCGACCCATTGGGATGATCTTTTTCCTCTGCCGGGACGCATGAGGACACCTTTCATCGCTTCTTGCGTTTGCTGGTCGAGGTCTTGATTTGGATCGAGTAGTGCCATAGTATGGAAATTTTAGTTGAGATTTCAATAAGATACGACGGATTTTGGCGATTGCAAGATTTCACGGTTGACTTTTGAACGCACTTGTGGGATTCTTGAATATCAAAGAAAAAGTCCTGTGCTAGGGAGTGATCTTGACCCATAGACTAATTCTTTGAGGCCGACTTCCTAGCAGAGTCGGCCTTTTCTTTGTCTCCGTTCCAGAGATCGAGATAGTGTCGGGCTGGGGCGGGTTGGCACCGGAGGAGGGACATCCCGAGGTTGAGCCGACAAACGACATTTTCAATAACTCAGCTTGGCCGGTGGCCAGGGGGTAATGAAGGCGTCCGGTGTTTAACTTCCTCCGTTTCTGGAGGCAAATGGCTGACCGGAAAAACGACCTTCTGCGAAGCGCGGCTCCTTCCTATACGGAAGTTTCTCTTTCTTCGTCTCCCTACCTTTACTAGTTCCTTACGGGACTGGTGGGGGTAGGGGGTCGCTTCTCTAAGCCCCAAGCCTGCCAGAAGTTTACTCTCTCAGATACTACCTAAACCAACTTATGAATGAACCAAAAACAGTAAAAATCGTTTTCGATGGCGGAACTCCCTGCAACGTCCCTTCTCGCGGCTACGGCGAAGGCTACGGCAGTTTCACCCTGAACGGTCAACGGCCTTGGCGGCTGCAATTCGGAGAACCGATGTCAGCGAACGCCGCAGAAATCAGAACGCTTATTTGCGCAATCCGCGTCGTTCTTCTAGTGGAGAGCAATCCCCATAACGTGATTCTAGAAATTACTGGTGATTCTCAAATTGCGCTTGGTCGGTGCCACAAGGGGCGCAAACCTCCAAAGGGAAGCGGTCCTTTTGTTCGTGCCTGCGAAGAACTACTGATCGTCTGTTCGCAATTCCACAAAGTCCGCACCAAATGGCACAAGCGCGACCGATCTGTTGAGCTTTTCGGTCACTAGCAGCAAAAACGGACGCAATTCGTCCTTTTCTGCATATTACGCCGCATCGTTTTACTGAAAACACACGTTTTGCTGGGTCAGTAAAAACAAGGTTTTGAGTAAAATCATCGCTTCTTCACCACCCGATAAGCCGGGGTGAACCTATTACCCCGTTTTTTCCAGACCTGCTCTACCTCGCCGGACGCGATCCTTGGTTGCATCTTCCGCCTAATAGCCTCGGGACTTAGTCCGATTTTCAGTCCAATTTCCTCCAATGTTTCAGCCGATTCGTCGATGGTCTTGGGGCTAAACAACGACGAGACGAGCATTTGAGCGAGTTCGTTTGTGGTCGGGTTTGTTTTCTTTTTCATACTGGGAGTCGCCATTCTTTTTCGGTTTGTGGTTGTTCGTGGAGCCAGACCATTGTGCGGTCATCGCAGTATTCGCCCCAGCAGAAGCCTCCAGCCCATGCGTGGGTGGCTCTGCGAGCGTTGGCGTAGTCCATGTTCGGAATATTGGACAGAGTGCCTACGGAGTAGCCTGTGGGGTTATCTGAGCGGCGACCTTTTGCCATGCCTGGACGGTGCGTGTGCGCGAAGATGACGTTGCCCTCGGTTTCTGCCATGTCGCGGCAGGAGTTCTCGTTGAAAATGAACCCGTGCATGAGCTTGTAGTTCCCGATCATGCGAAAGTCGCGGATTGACCAACCCTCGACGTATTCGGCCTTGAGTGCCTTCATCTGCTTCTGGAGGCGCGACACGATATTCATGGCGCAGTCAGCAACAATGGCGTTGCGATCATTTTGGAGGTTCCACAATCGAATTTCGTGATTGCCGTTCAGGACGATGGTTGGTCTGAGTTGCTGGAGGAACTTGCAGCCAGCGTCGATGTCTGGCCCGACTGGCTCGGATTCGTCGCTACCACCTCGGGCACCCTTTCGGAACGCCGCTGTGTCCACGAAGTCGCCCAAGTGGACAACCGTGGTCGGCTTCCATGCGTCTCGGAACTTAACAACCGCAGCAGCCGCTACGGGATCAATGTGATTGCCGTGGGAGCACCCGACAGCGAGAAACCGTTTCCATTTGCGGGTAATATTTGCCATAGATTAAATTTCGTTCAAGCCCTTGTCGTTTGGTTCGATGATCCTGACGTTGTGCTTGTGGAGAAAGTCGGCTAGTTTCTTGGCGTTACTGGTTACTGTTTTCTCTGGGAGTGATGGGTCGAGGTGATGCAGATACTCATGCACCAAAACCTCAATCCGCGCCTTCCCTTTAGTTCTTGGGTCGATTTCTATTTCGTCTAGGGAATACATTCCCCAAGCCTTTTCGCGTCCCAGCTTTTTGATAACCACTTTTGGATGCTTGAATTTTGAGGGCATGGTTATTGAAGTATCTCACGCCCAAGCCCACTCCGCTCTAACCATGAATGGAGGTCGCAACCCGTGGGCTTGGGCGAACCCTGGATTCAGGTCAATCCCTGCTCCGTTTTTGATGTTCTTGCTCCACGGCATCGTATCCCCCAGCGTCCCAATGATGATTTTGCCGTTGATACGCACCGCTACGGGGCGCAGGGCGGCGTTCTTAGCTGTGCCCCATCGCTCCAGCCAAATGTCACGCGGAAGGGCGCAGTAGCACTTGTCGGTGCGCCAGCAGGGTGCCTCCATGAAGAAGCCGATACCATTGTCACCGACCTTAAAGCATTCGGCGTCCGTCTTGCCTTTTGCCTTGCACGCCTTGAACGATGCGACGTCCTTTTCGTCGGCAAAGCTGGAGGCGTTGACGGTATGCCAGACGTAGCGTTTTCCTGAGAGATTATCAATCGCAGGGATTGCCGGTGCGGGTTTCGGTGCGAACCATGACTTAAATATAGAGAACAGGCTCATAATTATGGGATTTTGGCTGAGTGGGCTTCCAGATACCGGATAATGTCGCCAACCGTGTGAAAGTGGTCGAACGTCTTATCTGAAATGGTGATGTCGTAAATTTCCTCAATGGAGTTGTGGAGTTCTGCAAAGTCAACGATGTCCATTTCCAGATCATCGCGCAGCTTGGAATGGTGGTAAGCTCCCCCGCCCAGCGTTCCGATGGTTCTGAGTATCTTTCGGAGCGCGTAGAGATGCGTCATTGATTTAGCCTGAGTTCGTTGGTTGCGATAACTTCGACCATGCAGAGTGCGGTGGCTATGAAGGCGATGCAGACTGCGAGGAACAGGATGAAGGCAATGTGCTCGAGGCGGCTCATTTTGTGGGGATGATTGGAAGCGGGTCATGCTTGTTGATCGGAATGTTGACCGTTGGATAGGCAGGGTCGCCCCAAAGCGTTGCTCCAACGGTTACGCCACGAAGCGCAAGGTTCATTGTGATGGATGGGCCGACATAGACGCATCTGCCTCCGATTGAACCGTCCAGATTAGGCGGGGGACATTTGCACGAACTGAAGAAGATCAGGGTGAGTAGGAACAGGCAGATGGTTTTCATTTGTGTGGTTGGCTGGCTTTTTTGGCGTAATATTCGAGCATTGCGTCGGTATTGTCGAGATTCTGGTTAATCATCCCTGCTTGGATGGAGTCGCGGATATGCTGGCAGCTTGTGAGCAGGAGAATGATGGCGCAGATTGTGATGGCGATGAGAAATTTCACAGCAGGTTTGCCCTCACATGGTTGGCCCGTTGCTCGTCGCGGAATGCAATGGCTAGGAGCTTGGTATCGTAGTAGGTCAAGGTTGGCTCACCGTTGTCCTTGTCCCATGACTCCACGGCGAATCCGGTTGGCATGACGATTGGCTTCTTGGCCATGCTCGCTCGTAGGTCTAGGAGTGCCTGTTCGTCGTCGGACGGTGACGTGGGCTTGGCGATGAAAGAGTTGAATGCTGTCTCGTCGCTTTCCTTGATTGGAATTGCCTGCTTGAGCAAAGCGTCGAACATGGCAGACCTGCTAGGCAGATTGGAATCGAATGGGATCGCGGGCTGATCGCGGATGGGTTCCTGTTCTTCGGAGAGTTTCTGGAGCGATTCCAGATTCGTGAATCCGAGACGCTTGCCGACGTAGGAAACGACGAAATCCAAAGCACCAAGGACTAAAGCCGACAACCCAATGCCGATAGCCTCGTTCGCGCTAGGCGTGTTCCCAAGATGAGCAGCAATCATCCCAATAATAGGAGCAGTCACAACACCGACCTTCAAGAGCACTTTGCGAGAGTATTTCCCCCACATCCACCCAACGAAGCGGTGCATCGCGTTCGGCTCTGCGTAGGGTAGTCCGGTCTTTGGGTCGTTGACTCGCATGGCCGCAGTATAATCCGATTCTATTCTACTTGTCAAGTTTTCTATCAATCCGCTCCACGACCGCCTTGATGGCATCGATCTTCTGCGCGTTCACTGTATCGTTGTGCTCCAAGACGCGGATGGACGCGCCGTGCTCCTCAATAACGGATTTGTGCGCATCCACATCATAGCGCATTCGGATTATGAATATCCCGCCAATCACTAAACCGCTCAGGATGGCGACGATCCATTTCACGATGATCTCAGTCGATTTGAGGCGGGAGTTGATGTCGGCCGAGGTGCGCTCCATAATGTTATGTGAGCGTGACCGTGCCGTTGGCGTTGATCGTGTAGGCGGCTGGCGGAATGAATGTGGATGTCGGCATCTTGGCGAGCACTGCGATGGATAGCGCGTGGTCTGGATGGGTGAGAATCCAAGTCGGAGCATCGGCCAGCAGCGCGGTGAGTTCAGCCTGTGTGGCTCCAGACGCGATGAACGCACCGCGCGCGAATGACCGCAGGAGATGCGTTACGGTGTCCCTGTGCTGACTGAACGCCATCGCTGCGAAATTGCCCATGCGGTCCAGTTTTGACTGCACCGAGTCGATGTCAGACCAGAGCAAATCGAATGTTTGCGTGGCGGCGTCTGCATACATTGCGAGTCCCCGGCTGGCGATGTCGCCCATAAGGGCAACGGAGGATTCACCGGCGAGGGGTGCGGATTTGTTTGTGAGAAATTCCATGGTCTTTAGGGGTTGAGATTAAGCGGCGACAGCTCCGTAGATTCCGATGATGCACCAGCCGACGCCGGTGATGAATTGCAAGGTAACGGAGTCGCCGAGATTCGTGAAAGTGATCGTCGTATAGGTGCTAGGTTTGGTCGTCGGGGTGAGAACGCCACTACCTCCGTCGCTGGTATGGATGATGGTCTTGATCTGGCCATTAGCTCCGTCGGCAAGCGTAATGGCCTGGGCCGCGCCCGTTGAGATGTAGCCGGTGGTCCCCGTGGAAATGCTGATCGCGCCCGCTCCGGTGAGGGTGTTGGGGGTGGTGATGAGTGTGCCGCCGAACGTCCCGTTTCCGCCAACAAAAACATTTCTTGGCCTCGTCGCCCCGGTCGCGCCTATGTCGTAGGCGTTATCTGCCATTGCCACAAAATGACCATTTGAGTCAGCCGCCCAGCGACTCGTGCCTGATGTCATCAAAAAGACACTGGCCCCGCCCAACGTCCCTATATACAAAGCGCGATTTGTTCCGGTGCCCCCTTTGGATGTAACCACAGCGAGCGTATTGGCCCCGACAGCAGTAGAGCCGAGTTCTAGACGCTCATAGTTTGTCGTCCCTGCGTTAGTTGTATTATAAACCCGGAAGGCTTGCGCGCTGGTGTCATTCCGTTGCTCAATCAAATTTGTGCCCCCGCTTAAGATGCCTGATGTTCCTAGCGTCAGCGCACCCGAAGCAGAAAGCGTCGTAAACGCCCCCGTCCCCGGTGTAGTCGCGCCGATTGCGCCGGGAGATGCTAGATTGACGCCGCCATTCTCAGAAATGTAAGCGAGAAGGACATTACGAATAGTCTCCGTAGAGGTGGGGGCACCGACGGCGGATGTAGACGCCGCTTGAGATGCTGCGAGTTGTTGTTGGGTGGTGATAGCCATGATGTTAGAGCAATGCCCAGGAGGCTGTTAGGACAAGGTGGGGTTTAGTTGCGGTGTAGAGGTCAACTTTCGATGCAATGCTGGCAGCGGCGTCATTGGCACGGTCAAGGATGAAGGCATCTGTTGATCCGGCAATCTTGGCTAGCATGAAGCACTCCTGCTGATTATGGTTGCCCGTGATGGGGACTCCTTTCAGGTAGGCTATGCAGGAGGCAAGCTGGTTAGCGGTGATGGCCATCTTATAGAGCTGCCCAATAGGCGGTTAGGATTAGATGTGCTGCTGAATTTGATGCTTTTGCCCGTGCAGTTGCTTCATTCGCGGCTTCGGCTGCCTTTCTTAAGACAAAAGCGTTCGTTGAGCCTGCAATCTTCGCAAGCATGAGGCATTCCGCATGAACAGGATCGCCAGTAAACGGTCTGCTTGCTAGCAGGCTTTCAATTTCTGTAAATCTGGAGGTGGAAAGTGGCATTGGAACTATTTTAGGCTACGGTTACGCCAGAGGCATTTGCGTTAAGGAGGTCAAAATCTACCAAGCATGTGTGGTTCGTGGCCGATCCTGCTGATCTTGAAACGGATACTTGCAGTGAAAATGTCTGACTTGCTGAGTTTGCTCCCGTCATTGATGTTAGGCTTGCCGTCATGCTTAATGTTGCAGCCCCCGCCACCGATGCAGTAGCCGAACCATAGGTGCTGCTCGCGGTCACAACGGTTGCCAATCCCGCCGTCCTGCTGACAACAACTCTTATCACTTGACCTGTCTGGCTTTCATTGGCTCCTACTGCACCACCAGCCCCGCACATTGCCAGTAGTTTGACTTCAAAAAAGGCTGCATGGGCTGCATTTGGGACGGTAAATGTGAGAACCGTTCCTGCTACCGCATTAGTCAGTCCCGTAACCAGCTTGATACCGCGTGTCCCGGTAGATGCTCCTCCAGCCGACGCCACTCCAGCCGATACAACAGGACTAGTGGCAGGCAGGTAATCTGTATTGGAAGTGGCAACGCTAGCTACGCCAGACGTAACCTTTACCATCCCAGTCCCGAGAGATGACAAAGGATTCAAATTCTCAGAAATATACGCCAGAAGAACATTCCGTATCGAGTCCATGCCGTTCGGTCCACCAGGCATACTGGTGGCCGCATTTACGGCGTCTTGGCGCTGATTAGTGGACACGGCCATTAGTAGGGTTGGATGGAGATTGGGATACTGATGGAAAAGGAGATTGTCGGACGGACAATGGTGGTGGAAATGGTATCGCCGCCTTGCTCTAGGTGGGTGCCGATGGTTTTCTGCTGAATGTTTGTTTGGATGGACCTTGCTAGCGTCTTGGATGACGTGGATTCCTTTTGTGATGTCTGCGCGGTCTGGGTGTAGCCTACCTTGGTTTGAACTGCATCTGGATAAACACCGATTGGAACCATAGCAATTGGAATTACGTCGGTAGGCGCGGTGGTGCTTCCAATGATGGTCGTATCTGGAATGTCCTTCTCGATTTCGGCAAGAAAGACTTCGGGATCGGTGATTGTTTCTGGAATGGTAGCGTTCATTAGCGTCCTAGTTGTCCGTAAGTATTTTCCAGTGAGAGGGTTACTCCATTCACGCCGTTGACAATGCCGCCGTCATCAACCTGCTCGTTGTAGTTATGCGTGCCAACCTGCGTTACCTGCTTAGGACTGGTCGTTGTCACCAGTTTGTTGTTCAGCATCTCGTTCTTCGCCACTTGCTGAGTCACATCTCCGTTAAAGATGATTTCCCCCGAGATTTGCAGGGTGGTTTCGCTACTCTGGACCACCAATCCGCAGGTCTTCCCGTCCTTGATCCCACTGGAGAGATTTGTAAGGAGTTGCGCCACACTGGAGGCTAGGGAATCAATATGAATAGCCATAGTTCTACGTTACCACCCTTTCGGGGTTCTTGCAAAGGATTTACCGCCCGCATCTGGACGGGTGGGTTCACGGGAAAGTCGCTCCCGTGCTCTGTCTGCCGCGCCCCGTGCCTTGTTCGGATCGCCGGTGAAAATGTTGAGGTAGGAAAGCTCCTCCTCCGCTAGGGCCAGCAATTCCCCTTGGAATGCGCCGAGAATAGAAAGCGATGGGCTGGGAGTCTCCACCCCAGTAGTTTCGCTGATATTTTGGAACGTGTCCGAAAGCGTGATCGTGGCAGGGGCAAACTCCACACGGTAGGAAATCCTGGTAGCGGTGGACGGCATCGGCCACACCCGCAGGTAGAGACTCACCTCGTTGAGCGTGTAAATCGCGGCGTCATCGTTGTCGGCCCTTCCCTGCGCGTCCACAGTCTCGATACGGTAGCAGGATGGAACGCCCGTGGTAGCGGCAGTTTCGTCAATCGTGTTGTCCCATGCGTAAAGCGGACACGGGTTGCCGACAACGTAAATGGAGTTCACTGTCTTTACGCGGTCACTGAGCCGCACAACGTCCCCATAGACAAGGTGGCTCGTTCCGGCTGCGGTGTAGAGAAGGGACGCCCCAGCCCCAGCCCCGTCGCTGTCGTTACGGTAGCGATTGAGGCTAGTATCACCTGATACCATGACGGATCGCCCAGCGGTGGTCGTAGGGAGTGCGGACGACGAGTAGGTAGTCGGAGCGGCGAGCGTTGCCCCGTCTGTTCCCTGCTTCAAATGGACCGGGAGCCACTGGTGTAATTCGCCCAACGCATTATTCGTGCAGTCGATTAACGATTGCTTATCGCTCACAGATAATTCCCTGAAATCGGGAACTTCTAGGGATCGGCAGGCGCGGTTCAAGAATTGGGTGACGTTCATGGCTTGCGTTCCCTTTCTGGCTTAGACGAGAGCGCAGGATTTTGCGGGTCAGCCATTGTAAATCGAGTCCTCGCGGCGGCAGCAGCGGCTTGATACATCGGGAAGGAATCGCGCCTGCTCGCAAACGTCGAGGCACTGGCAGCTTCCCTGATAAGCGGGAGCAGTAGGCTCTCCGCATACTGGTGAGGGATCGGGATCACGGTTCCGGCAAGGCAATCTGCGGCGGTGTAGCGCAAGGCTTCACGCTCAACGTCCATCCGCAGAATCGCGGAGGCGATGGAGGCGGAGACGTAAACTCTCACACGCGAACGATCACCGGTTGCCTGGAATGCGCGTTCAATAAAATAACCGTAAATAGTCGTTTTTCCTCCAGTATTGTAGTAGGAGGCAAAGTTGAGAAGCTGTGACTTGGTGGTAACCCCGATGATCTGCCTGCGGATAGCGACACTACCGACACTGGAGGTCGTCTTGAGGAGCACCGGACCAACGACGTTCTGCACGTTGTCCGGCAGGGTGTAGTAGTAAAGCCCATTGTTGGAATCAGTAGTCCCGGCACTAACGTCAATCGTCTCCCTGCTCAAATACTGCAATTCCTTTGCATTAAGGATAATCTCCTGCATACACCCGTTGAGGATGTCCAGTGCCGCCGACCCGCGAGCCGTGTAGGCCGTGTCGCAGGAGTCCGAGCAGCCTGATCCCCACACGGAATAGATGGCGGAAAGTGCCTGCTTGACGGTGAACCCTGCGTCTGCGGTGGTGAGCCTGAGCGTTCCTTTGACTCCCGACTTGCAGAGTGCCCTTGAGAGCGTGACAGGGACATTCATCTTGCCGCGAGCGATAAGCCCGATCTTGCCGTAGATTGAGCCGAGCGAAACGCTATCTGCAATACCAAGGGGTCCGACGCTGCCGCGCACTCCGACTTGCGCTTGGCCCTTTAGGAAGGCGTATCCGAAGTAATTGGATGAGACGGAGACTGTGCCGCCCACAGGGTAGATAGCTGGCCAATAAGAGTTGGATGAACCCGTGACGGTGCCTCCGGCGTTGTTCGCGTAAATGCCGGAACCCGTATTCCCGTAGAAGTTTCCAACGCCCGCGATTACTCCCGTGCTGTTCCCGCTGCTTTTGTAAATACGGCAATCATTTGAATTAACGATACCAGTGTTGTAGGAAGTCGCATCGAAAGTGACTAGATCGGCTGTAATCGTCCCGTCATTGTAAGACGCGTCAAAGATTACACTGTCGCAGGTCATTACCCCAGCCGATCCATTGTAGGACGTTCCGTAGAATGCCGCCGTCGAAGTGGTTACATACAAGGAATTATAAGAAGCACCGCCGAAATTGGCGAGTCCTGGGCCTGTTACTGTCCCTAGATTGCTTGATGCAATGAAATTGGCGGAATCCGTAACTGTAATAAGGCTCGTCGCCCCCGCTGTTCCTGACCCAAAAAACGTCACGGTTTGGCACGTTAATTTCCCGGCGCAAGTGTTGGAACCGAGGAACATCACAAACGAAGATGCTCCTTCAATGATTCCAGAGCTTGAAACGCTTGCGGTCGAAAGGAATGTGCAACTGCCCGTGACGGTTCCACCGAGGATGCTAGCATTGTTGAAAGCGCACTGACCAACGATAACGCTCGTCGATGTTTGTGATGCGCTAGTATTGAAAGTTGCCGCGCCAGTAACAGCACCGGCGCATGTCGATGACGCATTAAATGTAGGGTTCCCGTTGATTGTCGCACCTGCCTTGTGCGATGCTGTCGAATTAAATGAGCAAGTCCCTTCAATAACACCGCCGCTCTCATTTGTGCTCGCATTATTGAACGTGGCAGGGCCAGTCACCGTCCCGTAGTTTTTTGCGGACGTGTTGAAAATGCAAGCCCCGACGACATTGGCACCCAAGACGTTCTCAGCGTTCGAGTTGAATACAGTCGGCCCCGTCACTACTCCGAGAGCACCATTCTTTGCGGTCCCCGCGAATGTCGCTGACGCAGTAACCGTCACTTTCACAATTAACGTGAAGTTTGTGATCGTCAAGTTGGCGACTGTAACTGTGTGTCCTGACTGCGTGACATTCCCGGTCAGAATCACCGTATCACCAACCGCTGGAAAAGATACAGCAGGCGTTCCCCCTGCGGAAACCGTCCACCAGTTACCGAGGGTTGTCCACAGCGCGTCCGTCGTCGCATTGTCGTAGTAAAATGTTGCCATTTTGTGCTTTCATGAACCGAGGTAGCCGTAGCGGATCACTATCCCATCTGCCCCAGCCGCGATGATAGGCGCGTTCCCCGAGGTTACGTTCACCGAAGTCGTAAGCTCGCACACGTCGAGAAGGTTCCCGCTGGACGATGCGGAGAATACCCCCACATGGGTGATGATGCCCCAGTCTGCGCTGGGAGTTGCGAAAGTGAGTGCAGCCACCAAGGTAATGGTGGTTGCAGAGTTGGAAGTTGATGCGGTATTCCAGTCGCTTGTCGCTAGGACTTTGCGGGAATAGTTGCTGCCAGAGACTTCAGAACCAGGGGACACGCCGTCGAGGGAAGGTGTTGCCTTGAGCAAGCCTAGATAAAGGATCGGGCCAGAACTCCAACTAGCGGTGCCTGTGCCAACCGCGAAGGACGTTCCCTTGTATTTGAAATTCAGCATCTGTTCGGCGTGCGAACTGGTAGGGGAATTCATGGAGGAAAAGTGAGTTGAAAATTAGTTAAAAAATCAGAAATATCAGAAAATGAACCGCCGGGGGCAGGAGCGGACTGCCACCCCCAGCGGTTTGAATCAAGCCACTCCTACTAGGTCACAGTAGGCAACTGCGCAGTCGGGATTTTCACCGCATGGCAGATGACACCGACGCTAGGGGTTCGATTGGCGCGGTCCTTGCGGAGTTGCGTCCCGAAATAGGACCGGATGTAGGTCCGCTTCATAAAGCCATCTTCCTCGCTTTCCATGCCACGGCGCATTTTGGTGATACCGTAAGGACGGAGCACACCGCCAGCACCATAGACAGGGGTGAATGCCAGAGGCACACCCTTGACGTTGCACTGGTAGACCATCGCGCCGACAGGGTGGCTGTAAGCGATGTTCCAGGTAGTGCCGACGCCAGTGTAGGTAGTCGAGATACCGCCAGTTCCGAGGGTTGAGCCACCGATGAAGCCAGTTCCAAAGGACGTTGCGGCAACGAAGCCAGAAACAGTTCCCGCGCTGGAAAAGAGACGCCCAGCACAGACGATCTTGTTGCCGTCATTGCCGACGTTGATGGCCGTGCCTGCACCCGCTGTTCCACCGCCTCCGGTGTAAACGTAGAAACCCACGCCGTTATTGACGTGCGTTCCTGCATTGGGAGGATTCACGATCATCAGGTATTTCGCACCTGAGAAGTCAGTTCCACCAACGAAGTTGTTGGCAGTCAGGACTTCACCAGTCACACCCGCGAGCCAGCTATAAGCATAGCCGAGGAAGTGCTTGGCGTAGAGCTTGGTCGTGTCGTTGGTGGAATTGTCAGCCCCACCGAGATAGACGGTCACTGCGGCCGTGCCAGCTGCGATGGCTGTGCCCAGGGAACCCATAGGCATCCGTGGGGAGCCGATAGGACCGTTGCCGTCATGGTTCACAACTTTGTAAGGACGCACGATCTGGTCATCCAGCGTGGCGATTTCACCTTTGAGCAGGTAGTCGATGCCGGTATTGGTCGCCTTGAGCAACGTCTGGTAGTCCGAGGACATTTTCAGAGTCGTGCAGACTTCCGTCACAGGGCCGAACGTCCACTTGTAGATGGGCTGTTTGCCGATCATGCCGACGCGGGCAGGATTGCCGCCGATTGTCGCCAGCGTGCCGGAAACCATCATCATGTTGTTGATGTCCAGAATGTCACTGGAAACGAGAGTGTCGATGGTCTTGCTGTTGGCCAAGAACTGCGAGGATGTGTGGGTCAGGTCACGGATACGCATGTCAATCGTCTCGGTCTTGAGACGGGCAAGCCATGCACCCAGCTTTTGAGGGTCGCCATTTTCGATTTCAGCGCGGAGGGCATTGTCCTCAGTCGTAAACTCGTTGGCAGCGGTGGCATTACGATAGACGTTGACGTAAGCGGAGTATTCTTGAAAGGCGTTTTTCTCGAAGTCGGCGAGGGCGGTAAAGAGCGACTCACCGCGCTTGCCTTCACCGTAGTAGCCGGTGGCATTGCGGAAGTTGACCTTGTGCCCTTTACCGGCAGAGGTTTCGCTCTTGGTAACGACGATACCGTCTGGACCGGAGGGGTCATCGACGGAAGTTTCAGCGGAGGCAAAATAATCGACGGTTTCGCCGGAACGCTTACACAGATAGTCCCAGATGGCCGCTGTGGACAAAGCATTGTCCGTGCGGATAGTGGAATTAGTTGTTGGGGAACCTAAGTTATTATACATATCAGTTTGTGGGTTGTGGGCTGTTTTGGCCCGTTGTTGTTGACGTTTTTACCCGCCAACCCACAAATCTGATTGCATTCTCGTCAGCCTTTACCCAGGGTTTGTCGAATCAGAATGTTCAGTTCGGCTGGAGAAAGATTGTCCAAGTCTGCCTCAGTCATGGTTTTGACGGGCGGAGTCCCCCTTGTGGGGAGAGGTTGGGGTGGAGCCGCTGGTGTTCTGCCGGATGGTTTGGGCATTGCAACTTTGGCTGCGGAGGTCGTTTTTGCTTCGCCGGGAAGGCTAGGCGGAACGAGAAGTGCGTTTCCTGTCATTTGCGCAAGGACTAGTGCGAAGTCCTCTTGGTAGATGACGGGGTTGTTTGAGGCTTCAAGTGAGGCGCGGATTGCTTCGGCTCGCTTGGAGAACTCAGATTTAGGGTCTGAAAGGGATGGATACATCGACAGCGCGGATTGCACGGACTCTTGATATTTCGTCTCGGCTTGCTGCTCTTGCGTCCTTTGGGCCTCGATGGCCTTCAATTTCGCGTCGAACATCAATTCGGTGCGTTTCTCGTTGAGTTTTGCACGCTCACGTTTCAGAAGTTTTGCCTTGTCACTGTCCACCAAGTCGGTTGCGTCCACGATTTCGTCCTCAAGTTCCTCCAGTCTGGCGGCGACTGCCTCCATTTCGGACGGTTCTTGGGACTGTGTGGGTGCTTCCTCGGTGACGGGAGTTGCCTTGGTCGGTTCGATTCCGTAGGCAATTCTTGCAGCTTCCTCCGGTGAAACACCAGATTTACGCAAGGTTGCGAATTTGAAATCATCTCCTTTGAGCCGGATTTGCTTCCCTTTCGTGGGGGTAACGTCCTCCGTCTCAGGCTCATCCTCGTCCTCTTGGGCGGGTTCCTCTGCTTCGGGAGTTTCCTCCGCTTGCTGGACCTGTTGGGCATCTTCGACTTCCTCTTGCGAGGGCGGATCGAGTAGCGTTCTGGTGAGTGCGGCAATCTGAGCGTCAGTTAAGGCGTCGAGTTGCTGCTCCGGTGTTTGGGTTGAAGGGATTGACTCCGCTTCCGCCTCGGGGTTTGTGGTTTCCATAAAATCTTGAGGATGTTCGGCTTGACGCCAGAAGTTCCTCTGAGTGGAAGTATCCACGGATAATTTACAATGTCAACATGATAATGAGACTCACGTCTCAATAAGGCGTTGCGAAGGGGGAAAATGCTGTTACACTAGGCGAAATGGCATACTTTCCGCCCCTAAAGAACAACCCGATTTCGTCGCTGACCCGCATTCAAGGCGAATCACCCACCCCGAAAGATCGGAGGGAACGCCGTGCCGTAGCTGAGTCTCATTCTACCACGAACGCAATTGCTGAGTTCCTGAGCGGGTTCCGTCCTGCAAAATTCATCGGGACAGATGGGCACACCTACGAAACGGAATCCAAGCGAGTGATGGATAGCGCGGCAGGACGTGGACCCTGGTCAATCTCGTTTGCAAACAAGGGAATCAATATCGCGGTTCCCGTGTGCGTTTTCTCAATCCTCAATGGACTTCCCCAGCCTCCATTCAAGATTAACGGAAAAGCGGTGGACTACTCAGACCCTACCGCGAACTTCCTCCCGCTCAATCAGTCCATCACAGAGCATTTCCTTTACCTGAAATGCACCGTTGTCGATACCGATCCGTCTGCCATTAACACCACGGCAGTTGATATTGTCGAAGGATTGGAACCTGTGAGCAACCCCAACCTCCCCACTTTCCGGTATATCCCTATCGCCGTTGTCGATACCGCGATCTTATCCACCACAGTCTCGCTCTCACCCTACGGAATCCGAACAATCCGCGTGGGAGACAGGCGCAACACGGAAAATATGTGGTGGTATTGAGCCATGGCAGGACTATCTCCAACTGGACGCCAGACGTTTATACCTCCCGGTCAAGGCATCATGCTTTGGACTCGGATCAAAAGCGTGTCGCTGGCGATGTCGTGGGATGAAACCCGCACAAATTACTATTCAGGCGGAGAGACAGCGATAGAAACCGTGACTGGTTCATATTCAGGAACGACGAACAATCGAATTGTCGCAGGACAAACTCCAGACGCAGGCAACTCGGATTTCTTCTACTTTACGGCACCCATGGCTCTAGGGCCGATGATGGCAGCCTCTCCATCTTTTGGTTTTCAAGCCTCTTTCCTCGGAAGCGGCTCCCAGCACATCTCGCGTTCAGTGGACGGTGGCGATCCAGAATTATCCGATACCACAGTCCTTGAGTATGGGGCGTGTTCATTTGTCCGCTCCGGTCTTATCGGAGATTCCGGCCAGCCAACAAGCGCCAGCGTCCTTTGGACTATCTCCGCTGGCGTGAATGGAGCGGCGTTTCCCCCTAATAGTCTAGTAATCTCATGGGATAACTTTGATGAAGGCGGGGTTTGGACTCATTCTTGGGACGAAACTGAGATTGGGGAATCCAATCGAACTGAACTCACTGGCACCTTTATCATCAACCTCATCACCTAATGCACGACACATCTCCATCATCTAAATTCGTCAAGAACCTCAAGTCTGCCGCCGGTGAACCAGTCGCCTCCGAGGAAAAGGAATACGCCCCCGTTGCCACCCGTGAGTGCGTCGTATTCCCGTCCATCCTCTCCGACCAGATGAAGGAAGACGAAATCAAGCTTATGGTGGACTACGCCATCAATAACCTGGATTCCGCAGAGCGGGCGATGGGACGCACCGTGACAGGATCGGGCGGGGATGGAAGCGTTTGGTGGGCTGGCAATAACGCGGAGTTCAAGGATTTCAACGACGACCTCAATCCGGCTCGCTCATTTCTCGGAAAGCGTGAGCTTTTCGACCTCACCTACCACAACCGCGTGGAATGGCGTGCATTTGTGCTTGGGAACCTCTTTGCCGAGTCCAACCGCACTCTGCCCATCGCCCGCCGTGGAACGCGCCAGATGGCAGCTAGAGCGGTGAGAAACTACTTCTCCGTGGACCCGTGGGTGAAGGCTACCGGAACCAACAAACCGGACGGTGCGCTTTCAATGGACGAGAACATTGCCATCGCCGGAGAAAAGTTCTTCCGGTTCAAGGCGCAGGAGGCAGGCTTGAAGGCAGTTTTCCAACGTGCAGTCGAACGCGCCTTTGTCGTTGGCGAGTGTGTGCTCAAGACACGTCACACCACCAAGTTTAACTATTACCGCACGTCCATGTCCATCCTCGTTGACGAGCAGGGCAAGGTTGTCCTCGGGAAGGACGGGGATTACATTGTGGAGGGCAAGGACAGCTTCTCGCGGCAAGAGATACAACCGGAGCAGGTTGAACCCGTGGAGGGCGCAGACGAGGCTGCTATGCACGAAGGAGAGGTGTCTGAGGTCGATCCGAACGCTCCGTTGTTCCTTGACCGTGACGGGGTGACTCCAATCCCTCCCAATTCCATGTTTGAATGGCGGGAGAACCTCCTCCGCAAGCACACAACCTACAATGGACCCACTACCGAAATTGTCCCCACCCGCGATTTCATCTGTATGCCGAACGAGAAGGACGTTCACGATGCCCCGTTCATTGCTCATTTGCTCTCCATCTCCCCGTTTGACGTTGTGAATACATTCGGGCAGGAAATCCTCAACGATGCCAAGACGCCTGCGGAACGGATTGCCACAACCACGCGGTTCATCCAGCTTCTCTCAGATATGGACTCAGACGGCACAAATGCCAAGACGGCTGGTGATCTGGCGCGGCCAGAGCTTTCCGAGTCTGCTGCCATGATTAACCACGCTGACTTTGGCCCGTCCCGCTCAGAAGTGGCTGAGTGCTACATGGAATACGACGCTGACGGTGACGGCACCCCAGAACAGATATTCCTCGCCATCGACCGCGTGCGACGGAAACTCATCTACTGCAACTACCTCCAGAACGTCACTGCTGACGGGGAACGTCCATTCAACGTGCTCACCGTCAACCGCGTCCACAACCGCTGGTTCGGTATCGGAATGCTAGAGCAAATGGAACACCTCCAGCAGTCCATCGACCTTTGGCTCAATCGCGCATCGTTCTCGTCGTCATCCTCGGGCTGCACGCCGTTCTTCAACCAAGATAACGTCTATGAGGGCGACCAGTATGCCGGAAGTGGAATGCACCTCCCGTTCAACACCGGACAGGTATTCCACTTAAAGCCAGGAAAGAAAGCCGAAGAAACGCTCACCTACGTCACGGTCCCCGAGGTCAAAATGCGCGAGTTCCTTGAGTTCATGTCGCTCAACATGCAGATGGCGTCGAATGAGGCGGCAATCCTCGGGACGAACGACATGCAGGCCGCAGGGCTTGATTCTAGCCAACTGGCGACTGGAATCCGAGACGCTAGTGCCAAGGGCGACGAGATGTTCGGACTTGTCACCTCGCACCTAGACGGAGACATTGAGCGTGCTGTCCAACGCTGGGCTGGCATTCTGTTCACGAACATGGACGACGAGGAGGAGTTTTCCTACGGTGAAGGTGACACGCGAATGCTGGACGTGATTAAGAAAACGGACATCCGGCGGATACGTTATCACTTTGCGCTCACGCTAATTGGAGGAAAAAATGAGCAAGTTGTGCAGGCGATGCAAGTTGCACTTCCTCAAACGATGGCATGGGGCCAGCAATCCAGCGCGATGATGGCGGCAAGCCTTCCATTCATGGACGCGCAACTCCGCGCCCTGCAAATCCCGAACGCTCGGTCTGTCCTTGAAGCAATGGTTGCGGCCAAACAACAGGAGGAGGGGATGATGCAGGCTCAAGCAGCAGCGGAGGCACAAGCGCAAGCTGGTCCTACGAAGCCAACATTGTGAGAATAACTTGACGAAATGTGGCGAGAGCGTAGATTCCCGCCATGAACCCGCCAGAAACCAAACCATTCACCTTCCAAGTTAGCGGCGACCACTACAAGTCGTTCGCCATCCAGCCCACCGAATACATCCACCGCAACGGCTTAGGCTTCTGCGAGGGGAATGTGATTAAGTATGTCACCCGTCACGACAAAAAGGACGGAAAGCGGGACTTGGAAAAGGCGATTCACTACCTCCAACTGCTGATCGAGATGGAGTATCCAGCATTGCCGGAAGTCATCAATCCTGAAACGACACCAGAATGAACCTGAAACTAATCGACGGGACCACCCACGAACTCCAGCTTACCACGCCGGAGATTCAATCCCACTTCGCAGCCCCCAACAACTGCACGCGGGAAATCCTCCACCAGTTCAACGATCTGGACTACTACCAGCGGTTCCTTTCCAAGGACGACAAGGCAATTCTCGACTTCGGCTCAAATATCGGGCTGTTCGCTATCCACGTCTCGCCTTGGGCGGAAAAGATTGTCGGCTACGAGCCAACGCCTTCGCACTACGCTTTGAATCGCCAACTCACATGGAACTTCCCGAATATTGAGATTATCAATGCCGCAGTCGGCCCTCACACCGGAGAAATCGACTTCTTCTTTGAGCCGCACAACACGACAATGAACTCAATGGTGCCTCGCACGGGACAGAAAACCACAGTCCCGTCCTTCTCCATTCCTGATATTCTCGCGGTTTACGATACCGTGGACTTCATCAAGATGGACATTGAAGGCTCCGAGATTTGGGCATTGACCGAGGAAGCCATTGAAGCCATTGCCAAGAAGGTGAAGAAACTCCTAATCGAGTTCCACCACACGCAATACGGAACGGAAGTCCAGCATCGGGCGCAGTTCAGGTTCCGGTTTGAAGATGCCGGTATGAAGTGCGAAGAGTTCAATAATGACGGGCTTTTTTGCTCGACGAACGACAAGCTCTCCCATGAGGAGGGCGAAATAAAGCCATGACAACACCCAAGACTCCACCGCCCGACTCATTAGGAGCAGAGTCTTGTTTAGTCATCTTCCGAATTATGAGAAATGTAAACTGCCCCAAGACAAAAATCTTTGTCCGCTGCGATGCGTTCGGAGGTTCCGCCTATGAATTTGAACCAGCATGGCTCATATCAGTGCGAGCGATGCGTAACCGTCCCTTGTGTTTTCAGGTGTGGGTGAAGAAATACGCCGCCTGCTTCGACAAGGTGCCGCCCCATTGCATCTATTGGTATCAGCCGGAGGATGACCAAAAAGCCCTGCCTCTGCACAAAATACAGATGTGGGAGTGCCTGTCAGGATCAATCGAGGCATGGCGCAAGGATCAGCTCAACGATGTGCCAGTGCTGGTCAACCTCGGGAAAGGCATGAAGCCGATCAGCGGACACTACTGGTTCACGTTGGACTTTCTGCCCGAAGGTCAAGCACAAGGCATTCTTGACGTTGGCGACTCGGAACTGCTTGAAGAACACAAGGAGGGCAATGTGCTTCGCCTCGAAAACGGGCAAATCGCAATCTATCCGAACAATAGAATCAAGTGGCTCCCTGTTTCGCTCACCGGTCCAGATGCTGCCGCCACCATACCCGATTGGGATGTTGCGACCAACGCCCAATGGGATGAATGGTGGGCGGATTCGGATGAAATCCTTGGAGATGCGAAATGGGCATATTAAGGCTAACAAGGAATATACCGACCAGAATTCGGAATAATGCGGAAAAACCTCGCGCAAACCAGAAAATATGCCAATCCTAACCACCTCCTACTTCGAGAACTACCAGCCGCTTGCCGACTTGGTGCTCCCCAACCTGCAAGCCTACTGTGACCGCCACGGCTACGGTCTGAGAACGCAGATTTCCGACGATACCAGGAACTACGGGTTCCAGAAGATCGAGCAAATGCGCGATGCCTTGCCTGACACCGACATGGTGCTCTGCTGCGACATTGACATTCTCATCACCAACTTCAATCACAAGATCCAGGACTTCACCGATCCTGAGAATGACGCCTACTTTGTGCTCGACCGCTACGGATTGAACTCGGGAATCTCCATCTGGTGCAACCGTCCAACCGCCTACGAATACATCGACGCCGTAATGGCGACGGAAAAGCTCGGGTGCCCACACGAACAAGCCGCCATCACAAGCATGATCCGCGACTGGAAACGCTCCAAGCTCCTTCCCCACCCCAGCATCAACTCCTACCTCTACCGGGAGTATGGCGAAAACCGCCCACAGTCTGAGGGGCAATGGTTCAAGGGCGACTTTCTCTTGCACCTTCCCGGTTTACCGCTTAAAAGGAGACTGGAGATTGTCACGCGGAAACTTGCGAACGACGTTATCACCGAAGAACAAATCCAATGAAACAATCCTACGTCCAGAATATCATCTCCCGGTGCGAAACCGTCCTGTCACGCATGGAAGGCAAGCGCGTGTTCGTCGCTGGAGGCACGGGCTTCTACGGCTCATGGCTGGTGAACGTGCTGGAGGAGGCGGGAATCGAGGTAGAATGGGGGGCGCGGAGCAACGGTTGGAACATTCTTGACCCGTCCACGTTCACTGAGTTCCAGAGGAATGCCGATTACGTCATCAATGCGGCTGGGAAGTCGGACTATCTTGGCAACCACAATGTAATGGCGAAAGGTCCGGTGAATCTATTCGACGCGATGGAATATGGTTTCGGGATGATGCTCCAAATTAGTAGTGGTGCCGCCCCGCATTGCAGGACACCCTACGCCATTGCCAAGAATGAAGCTGAAATCTCGCTACTAGGAAAGGTCAAGATCATCCGACCTTACGCCACGGTAGGACCAGGAATGGGCATCGACCGCACGTTCGCCATCTCCACCTTCATTCGCCAAGCCCTCGCGGGGGAACCCCTCCACGTCGCGCCGGGAATCACCCGCTCGTTCTGCCACATCACGGACATGATCGTGCAGATGCTCCACGTCCTTGTCGCTGGGGACTATCTACCCTACGATGCTGGGTCAGACGACGCGATTACGATGGAGGAAGCGGCACGGGCAATCTCGCCCAATGTGTTCACCTCGGATCAGAAGTTCCAGAGCAACGCCAACTGCGATTACTACGTCCCGAATCTCGGGCGGATGATAAACAGATTCCGCTCCACCTTCGCTCTGAATCTTCAATACTCCAGCACCTCCGCTATCGCTGACACTTACGAATACTACAAGGAGACAAAATGAACAAACTTAGAAAGCGAATCCTCGAACTCGCCTACAAAAACAAGCTATCCCACATCGGTAGTGCGCTTTCGTGCGTGGGAATCCTCGACGAGATTTACGCGGAACGGAAGCCTAACGATCCCGTGGTGCTCTCCTGCGGTCACGCTGGACTCGCGCTTTACTGCGTGCTGGAGAAATATGACGGACAATGCGCTCAAGAGCTAATTGACTTCTGCGGGGTCCACCCAAAGCGTTCGGAACGTAGTGGCATCTGGCTATCCACCGGAAGCCTCGGCCAGGGAATCACCGTCGCCGTAGGCATGGCACTCGCAAGCCCCGAAAAGACCGTTTACTGCGTCATCAGCGACGGGGAATGCGCGGAAGGCTCGGTTTACGAAGCTCTGCTGTTCATTTCACGGAACAAAGTCCCTAACCTCAAGGTTTACTTGAACTACAACGGCTATTCTGCGCTCGGCGCGGTGCGTTGGCTGCCAGACATTGCCGTGGACCGCGCCACCCCATACTTTTTCGACATTCGCGACCTTAAAATCCCGTTCCTAACCGGCCTAGACGCCCACTACTACACCATGACCGACGCCGATTGGGATTGGGTCCAACAAAACATGCCATGAGACGAGACTTCCACCCGCTGCTACTAGCCCAAATGCGGAATCACCCGCAGATCAGGCTCATCACTGCCGACCTCGGCTACAAAATGTGGGACAACATCGCCGCCGAGTTCCCTGACCGCTTCATTAACTGCGGGGCATCAGAACAACTCATGCTCGGCATCGGCGTAGGCATGGCCCTAGAGGGACTCATCCCCGTCTGTTACAGCATTGCCCCATTCCTGCTCAAGCGTCCCTACGAGTGGATTGACAACTATTTGGAGCACGAACGGATTCCCGTGAAACTGCTCGGCGGTGGACGCGGCACTGACTACGCTCACGACGGCTACTCCCACGACGCCTCGAAAGACCTGAAAATCCTCGACACATGCCCGAACATTGCTAGGTTCATCCCTGAATCAGTGGCTCAACTGCCGGAAATGGTCCACGCTTGGCTTCACCACACGGGACCAGCATACTTGAATCTGAAACGATGATGGAACCACCCTACTTCCCGCCTCTAGTCTCCACTTGCCATTTTATGAGACTCACGCATGATGGCATCTGCTCCAAATGCGGGGTGCCTTCTGACTCAGCACCTCCATACTTTTGCTACTTATGCGGCAAATGGGGATACCATGCCAGCGAAAATTGCGAGAAGCACACCACAAAACCCATGAACGTCCCGCCTTCCATCTCTGCCTGCTGTTTCGCCCCGCTTACCGTGGAAGGCAAAGGCGCAACTCACTGGTATGCCTGCTCAAAATGCAAGCAACCAGCAGACCCAACCCCGCAATACTTTTGCTCATGGTGCGGACAATACGGCGACCACGCCAGCGCAAACTGCGAGAAACTCAAAGGAAAGATCGCCAATGCCAGATAAGAAAAAGAAGCCCAGCGTCAAAAAGGTCATGGAGAAATCCGTGTCCGATCACCTCGACATGAAAAAGTCGGGCGACGCCATCGACAGGGCATTCGACCGCCTAGCTCGCCCAACCCTTACCGCCTCGCAATTCACCAACGGGAACAAGCGGCTGGCGACCCACAAGCGCATCTGGAAACTCGAACACGAAGGGGACTCGGACGCATGGTAGTAACTCTCGACCATAACGGCAACGCCGTGTGCGAATCCTGCGGGAAGGCATTCATCGACCACCTCGGGCTTATAGGCACCTGTGCGGAGGTCCAGCGGCTAAGGAAGATCATCGGAACCGCTCTCGCTATCTACAAAACCGAAAAATCGTCTCTCCGCGCCTGTATCCAGATGGCGGAGCAACTCAACAAGGCAAACCTATGACCGTCACCGTCCCAGCCTACGCGCAAAAATGCGACACTTGCGGCACTCCCGAGTCCTACGTTGTAGAAATTCACTACAAGCTCACCGTCACCAGCGACTCAGCGGTGTATTTCAACAGCATTCGCATCTGCCGGGATTGTGTCCTGCACCTGCTGGAGAAGCTCAACGAGGCTCGGCCTAAAGACCATCTAATCCCATGAACACACCAAACGAATCAGTCGAAAAAGCACTGGAGACGCTAATCAGTCACGTCTACGGAAATCCCACCGGTTCCTGCACCTCCGCCCACTACAAGGCATCGCGGGACCGCCTGCACGGGAAACTTACGGAGGCGATGAAGATACTTGCAGAAATTGCAAGCTCGGAGTCTAAGTCGGAAATGTATTCCGATTTCATCAAGTTTAGGTGCAAGGAATTGCTCGATTGGTGGAACCCACCTACTGACCATTAGGATCAACGTATTCAGGCCACTCCCGACCGCGCCCAAACGGCTCGCTCACCTCACCGGCATCACGTCTGGCCTTGGGAATGTCCAACTTCGCCTTCCAGTGATTGCCGTGCTCATCCTCACCTTCATGGAACGGCGTCAGGATAAGCGGTAGCCACTCCTTGCCACCTTTCCCGATGTAAAACTCTCCGTATTCCAGCACGTTGCGCAACGCCTCAACGTCCAGGTTCACTGAAATCTTCCGACGACGCCCGCTCACTCCCGCTCCTCCAGTTCAGGAGGATCGGTGCATGGCTGCTCAATCTCCACAGCAGAAAGTTCCTCCGCCATCTCACGCTCAAGTCGCTCCCGGTCTGCCTCGTCCATGCTGTCGTTCATCGCTTCAATCGTCCCAACAATGGCACCAGCATAACGCTCCTCATTGAGAGACACGTCCCCTTGAGTCCACTCGTCAGTCTCAATCGAAATTGATCCGTCTTGTAGCTCCGTGATTGTGATTTCGAGTTTCATCATGGCGTTGTTCCTTCCGGTTCGGTGAAATAGTTGTCTGGTATCCGCTCCCAAAGCTCAGGGTGCTCCTGCAATAACGTCTGTTCACACTGCTCCACGAATACAATCTGCTGGTCCCGTGTCGCATCAACGATCATCTTCAAGCACTTCCGGCAAATGACGTAAAGGCAGATAAATGGTGCTTCCATTCCTCCCTCGGGAACCGATTTCCGGTCATACCAAAGGCACTTGACCCCACCGGCGCGATGCTTCCCGCACATCGGGCAGTCAAATTCTGCGATGCTGCCGTTGACCGGATTGCTATTCAGTTCTTCCTGTGTCATTTGCTTGGGTTTCTGGTTCGGGTTCAGCCTCGTCCTGCACCTCTGCAGTCGGAATCATCGGGGGATTGTCCTTCGAGAAGCCCAGCTTCATAGGCTTGGATGCCCGTAGCTTCTCCGGTAGCATCTCGACAAGCCGAGCAACCACCCTCTCAGCGGAAATAGTCGCCAACACATCGCACTTGCCGGACTGGTTGCATGGACCGTGAGGCGGAAATGGCCCAATCCCCGCTCCGTGCCACGAACATGGCGCACATGGCCCGTGACCATTCAAAACCTGCACAGATGGCGCGTAGGCCGTCCGCAATTTCCACGGGTAGGAACCGTAAAGCCCTAGCGCAGGAATGTTCAACGCCCCCGCAACGTGCAAAAGAGCGGAATCTGGTGCCAGAACCACGTCGCATGTGGACATAATCGCACACGACCCTCTGAAAGTAGGAGCAGGTTCAAAGGCGTAAACACACGTCACCTCGGGCATGTCACACTCAATCTCATCCGGCCTCCCAAACAAAAAGACTTCATACCCTTTCTGGACAAGCAAGCCCATCACATGCGACAACTGCTCCGGTGGATACGAACGTGCAGGGGCAGATGCCCTCGCCTGGATACCAATCCGCGCACGATCCGTCCTCGGAAAGCACGCATTCGCCGCCCCAAACTCCTCTGGACCCATCATGTAGTCCATTCTCCGGTCCTGATCGACCAATGCCTTCACGTCCCCAAAGATGCACCGCGCAAGCTGATCCACAGCATGGGTGGTAAACCCGTCATCGTTGTTCTCAATCGAGTTCTCCAGCCAAATCAACCGCTTCCCATCGACAATCGCCACAGGAAACGGGTAGGCAATCAGCGCATCAATGTAAGGCAGGTTCTCCAAGGCAGAATTATACGGCTGCAACTGAAGGCTGGCCTGCGTAATCTTGCAATCAGGCTCCCGTCGCTTCAATTCACGAAATGATGGAGTCAAAAAAAGCATGTCTCCGTAACCTCCCGCCCGCATCACCAGAATATCCTTGGATTCAGGGTCGCCCAACGTAGCAGGGTCAACCCACTCCGCCCTCGTAAATGGACTCTGGTTCATAACCATCCCGGCATTCTCGTCAGTCAGGTAATACGGCACTCGGGCAATCATCCCAAGTGCAGGAAAGTCGGTTTCAGTCGTTACTTTGTGCATACGTTCGTTGTTTCAGGTTTGTTGAAGGTAAATTAGCGGCAGACTTTTAACCCTATGAACCCCGGTCTGCCAGCGGGTAATCTCAACCATGAGAAATTTGTGGAAGGTTTTCATTCGACAGGGATAGACTTCCGGCTCGACTCAAGCATCCGCTCCACCATCGGACACCGAATCGCGTCCTCGCTCACCAAGTTGTCAAGCATGTGCAACTGCGCCCGTATCCCCGCAAGCTGCGCCGAGTCCAATCCGTCCGGTATCAACGGGTAAAATGCCATCGCCTGCCTCAACTCCGTGCGCTTCTTGTCCATCTCCCCAAGGAACCACCTCCAATGGATATTGTCCCGCAGCCCGCTCGCGTGCGCAAACTGGTGCCGGTGGAAACTGATGAACTCAAGGTCTTTGGTCGTGTCGCTCATAGTGTCAAAATTGATAGGTAGCTCAGTGGGACGCAGGGCGGTCCTTGGCTGTGACCCTTCATCACCACTCGCGCCCCCCCGCGTAGTTCATCCAGTCCCACTGCCGCACCAGCCACCGCCGTATCGGCGTCTTCACCCGCAAAAGGGCCAACAGCGGGTTCACGCACCACGTCACCAAGATCAAAATCAAGAGCAGCACACATCGAAGCACCCACCACGCGCTCACCACGCTTTCCAGCAGTCGCTTCATTCTTCGTTTCAGGTTCATTCATTGGGGTGTGGGTTGTGGTTCAAATTCGCGCTTCAACCGCTCGTATTGGTGTCGGCGGTAGTTGATTGCCTGTTGGGATTTATCCTCCTTCATTTGCTGGCCTTCTTCCTTTGTCGCAACGCCAGCCACGACAAAATAATCAGGGTTGTCGCAATGCTTGCGCAACAAATCCTCGAAATCGCCATCAAAGGTCGTGATCCACCGGCTATCCTCATCATCACAATAATGCACATACAGCACAGCAAACTCATCCCCGAATATTAAAGCGTAGGATGATTCAGATAGCCTCCCGAATCCGGTCAGGGGCTTCCCTTTGCATTCCTCAAGTGGGATTAGTTGTTTCATCAGTTTCAGGTTCTAGGTTGCTCGCTCGCCCCCGCCCGACAATGCTAAAGCCGGACGGGGGACAGACTCACGGCAGGATTGCTTATTCAGGGCACCCAAGATTACCACGCCACCCCATCCCTGTCAACTCTTTCAGCAAATTCGCCTTATTGAGAATGCACCAACGCCGATTTCTCGGTTCAAATCCATCTTATTGAGAACAAAACCCTTGATTCGCACCGCAAATCATGCTAATTTGGCGGTAGCTGGCACCCACGCAAGGGCACCAGCCACCTAAAATCAACCCATCATTACCATGAGCCAATCCTTCAGACCAATATCTCCACTTTCGGAAAAAGACAAGCAGCGTTTCTTCGCCAAGGTCAAACACGACGATTCCGGCTGCCATCTCTGGACAGCATCTACGTTCTACCACGGCTACGGAAAGTTCAGGCTCAAGGACAAGATCATGCTCCCTCACAGGGTAGCCTTCGCCATCTACTACGAACAAGACCCGGGGGAATCGCTAGTCATGCACTCCTGCGACAATCCAATTTGCGTGAATCCTGAGCACCTAAGCCTCGGCTCCAATCAAGATAATATGGACGATATGGTTCGGAAAAAACGCCACCCGCACGGGGAATCATTCCACAGCGCCAAACTCAAAGAGGAAGATGTCATTCAAATCAGAGCGGCCACGTTGGTTCATGGTTCCTTAGCAGCATTAGCTCGCATCTTTTCGGTCGACCCCACAACAATCAAGGCCGTGATATCTAGAGAATCATGGAAACACATCGCATGAAATACCACCCCGTCATACCCAAGCCAAAGAAGAAAATCACCATCAATCGCTCAAAACCAAAGGAACCAGTGCGCACCATCTGGAAGCCGCACCGCCCACCCTTGACTTCCTCCCAATCTTAGGCCATAATCCCACCCAGTTGAGAGCAGAGGCAATAGCCTCACCCCGCGCTCTCCCAGACAAGCGTCGATGAACAATCCGCCCCTCTTTGAAGCTCCTAGGTGATAGGGCGAAGGACTCGTCTCCCCAGCAACCGTCCCTTTCGAGTGCGCCATTCACAACCGACCCGTAGGGGGAACCATTTAAGGAGGGGGACAAACTATGCCCGCGAAGCGCCGACTACACAGTCTCCAACCGGAGAACCATGCCCAAGTCTGGAAATTTTCACAATATATTTTTTGATGGACCTCTTTTAGGCAAAACAAGCACCCCCCCACCCCGACCCCCTTCACCATTTGCCAAAGTTACCGAGACTTGTCTCTTTCCCCGCGCGAGTGGCGGCGGAACCGCAGCGGGTGTGGGGTCTCCACCGGATCGCGCCCGCCCCACCCGGCCCGCCCCGCCCCCATGACGCGCCCCCCATCGCGCCTAGTTTCGGCTGGACTAGTGACCTAGCAGTGACCATGCAAGGCGCGCCTGCATAGCGATAGCTGGCGGATTCGCGTAACGTGTTGACGCTTAGGGTATAGAGTGCGCTGTCTGGTTGCGCTTACTGCTGATTGCTAATCAACCGCTCGCAGGTCTGGTGCTGTCGGGGCGTATAGCGTAGTGCAGGCCGCCCGCTTGCTACTGCCAGCCGGTGCCGGTGCGTCGGGCACATAGTCCGCGATCTCATCGCC